GCATTAGGACCATAACTAGTAAATCCACCCATCATGTATCCATGAGTTGAACTTGAAGCTCCAGCTGCCTGACCTGTATAGTCTAATGTATCTCCAATATCTGTAGCATTTTCATCTGCAGTCACAGAAAATTTCTGAATATAATTCCAAGAAGGAGCAACAGATGGTACTACAGCACCGGCTGTAAAACCATAATTTTCAGCCTGTCGTACTGAAGGCTCAGCACCTCCAGCCGCACCTGCTTGTGCTGCACCTGATGTTAATGAATCCCATTTTGATCCATTATTGAATCTAATAGACTTATCACTCTTAACAAACGCAATCTTTTCATTAGATGTAGCTGCTGGTAACAGTCCAGCAGAATCATACTCTCGCAAACTGTTTGTTGCAAGTAGCGATGCTTCAACTATATCACCTAGGTCAGATGTAGGTGTAGATGAAGTAACTGCATATGCTTTCTTCTGAATCAGCTCTTCTAAGTTTTTAATATTGATTGCCATAGTACACCTATTTATACTGTCTAGTAATGAGTTCCTGCGTTAGCTCGTCTTGAGAAAGCCAAGTCGCCAACATCAGTTCCATCTTGGTCTGATAGAAAAGAATATTTTTGTATAGTTACTGTTGCTGGATTACCACCTGCAATATATCCATGAGTAGTGGATGACGCACCAGCGCCCTGGCTTTTTTGTTCAAATAGATCAGCAACATCTGAAGAATTACCATCTACTGAAAATGAATACTTTTCAATTACATTAGTTGCAGCTGGTGTCAGTGCACCAGCTATGTATCCATGTGTACTTGAACTAGCCCCAGTAGCCGCGTAACCAGCTACAGTTAAGTCTCCAACATCTGTTGCATTTGCTGCGGCCGCAAAGGGCCATTTATCGATCGTATTAATAGCAGTAGATGTATATCCTCCAGCTGAATATCCATGTGTCTCTGATGTTCCAGTTTGATTAAACCTTCTAGCAACTGTAAGATCACCATAATCTGTAATTGCTGAACCGTCAGATGTGGCTGCAAAACTTAAAATAGTATTTTTGTTTGCTAGTGTTGGATATGCGGGGCCTCTATATCCACCGACAATGTATATGTTTGTTCTGTCACCACACATTTCATAGTGACCATATCTATGTACCTGACTCGCAACAATATCATTTCCTGTATCAGAAATTGGAGTTCCTGATGTGTATGGGAACTTAAAAATTGGCGAGGAGAAAGGTGATACAGGTGATCCACCTAAATGATATCCATGAGTAGTACTACCACCACCAGAACCCGACCAAACTGCGGTTGGGTCTGGATTGTCCATTGCACCAACATTAGTAGCATTTGTATCACTGGCAAATGGATAATTATCAATGTTCTGGGTGTACGGACTTGATCCACCACCCATTGAGTATCCATAATTTTCACCAGCAAATACTGGAGCAACAGGTGGAATACTTGGAGCTGATGCATCACTATCAACTACTCGCCATCCACTATCCATCCCAACAAATACATACATAGCATCAGTTGCTTCCGCAAAAGCTATACGACCAATGTTAGCAGAGTCTGCAGCTGGAAGTACACCAGCAGAGTCATACAAAGAATGGTATGAATATTCTTTTGCTGAATGCAACATATTCAACAGCTCAGACATTGAGGTGTTTGAGTCAGCGTTGTTTATTTTAGTTTGTAGTGCTGTTTCTGTCATTCTGCTGCCCCACGCGCATAGGTTCTAGCAACTGTTAAATCGCCAACATCTGTACTATCTCCATCTGATGAAAAATCAAATTTTTGAATATTATTTACTGAAACTGCAGGGGATGAACCTCCTAAATTATATCCATGAGATGTTGATTGTGTGCAACCTGATCTCCACGCCATTTGAACTAAATCACCTACATCAGTTGAATTAGCATCTGCAGCAAAAGGAAACTTTTCTATTGCATCTAGAATCGTTCCTGAAAATACGTATCCATGGGTAGCTGAACTTGCACCGGATTGATCATGTTGGGTTGTATATTGAGGAGTTAGATCTCCAACGGCTGTTTCAGTTCCGCTGGTAATTGCAAATGGATATTTATAGATTTTCCCTGTATCAGGATTCACCGACGGAGTACCTCCTGTCAGATACGCATGAGTTGGAGACATTTGGCCAGCAAAATCAGCACTTGCTGAACTTAAATCGCCACCTGTATCTGATGCATTGGCATCATCAGCATACGAATATTTTTGAATTTCACTATAAAATCCTCCAGGACTTCTATAACCACCTGCTAAAAATGCATGTGTAGGGGTGGTATGCACACCATTTTGCATACGCGTGCGTTGACCAGTTAAATAATAACTAAGTTCTGTAGCATCACCAGAAGAAGCAAACTGTATTTTTTGAATTCGGTTGGTATAATATACTGGTGCAAGTTCATCTGTTCCACCCATATAATATGCATGAGTTAAACTTTGTCCAATTCCACCAGCATAATGTGCATGTGTGAGGTCACCCACATCGGTAGAATTACCATCAACGGTGAAGGAAAATCTTTCAATCACATTTCCTCCAGTAGGCCATGGTGATCCACCTATTGTATATCCGTACGCGGTTCCACCACTTGGATTACCGGTTGAACCAGCTGTTGCGACTGCACTATCTAATGCTGCCCAACGCATATCAGAATCATTGAACACACGCAGTGCATTGTCACCTTTAGTAAATGCAATATATCCACCATAAGCAGAATCAATTGGCAACACACCAGCGCTATCATACCATTTGTGGAACGTAGTTATCTTACTTCCGCGATGAAGTAAAGCTAAGATATCTCTCATTGAGGTATCAGAGTCTGCTGCATCTACATCAGCTTGAATATTTGTAATGAGTGTTGTTAAGTCAGCCATTATGTAAATGCACTCCCCGCTACTTGTGAGTTTGGTGCAGATGGTGAGCTGTTACTCAAGTCGCCAACATCTGTAGCATTACCATCTGATGAAAATGACCACTTCTCTATAACTTTACCAGTAGTAGGCCCTGGTGTGGTTGTGTTACCACCATACCGATATCCATGAGTGGTTGATGAACTAGCAGTCATATATCCTGCAGGTATTGTTAGATCGCCAACATCCGTTGCATCTCCATCAGCAGCAAATGGATACTTATCAATCTGATTTGAATATGGAGTAGGATATCCTCTTCCTATATGATAACCATGGGTTGAGCTCATTGCTCCATTACCATGACCAGCTCGAGCAGATACCATATCACCCACATCAGATATTGTATCTTCAGATGAAGTTGGCATTTTTTGAATAGCATTCCAGTTTAGATTAGGAGTAGCCCCTTCTGCCATCCCTGACATATACACATCAGTACCACTAGTAGTAACTGTAGCATATCCATATGTTGTATACGCTAATGATGCTGGAGCAGTAGAAGCTGTATCTGCAGCAAAAGGACCCGATTGAACGTATGTAGATAAGGTAGTAGTTGGACCTACAGCCATTTGATAGTATTTGCTACTTGAGAATCCAACACCACCTCTCTGTTGATTATATGATGCTCCTCGATCTGGTGCAGGTGTAGTAGTCTTTGTTGAAGTATCACTAGCAAACGGAACCGTATGCATAACTTTACTAGTACCTTGAAAACCATATATCTTTGTATCTGATTGTGTACCACCACCAACACCAGGAGAAAATGACGGTTGTACTGTAGTAGCATTACCATCGGATGTAAATGAATGTCTTGACAGAACAGCTGGAGGACCATATCCAAATACAGCGTATCCGTATGTTCCTCCTTGTAATACACCTTCTGGCCATGGACTAAAGTCTACTGAAGGACCAGATCCAGGTTCTGGTATTGCCGCTTCATCACTATCTTGCTTTGTTGCTATTCTAACCCAATTAGAATCTCTGAACGTACCCATATAGAATGCACCACTACTATCACCAAATACATTATCTGCAGCAACATATGCAATTGTACCAACATACCCTGAGTCAACCATTTCAGGTAAGTGACCAGTTGAGCGGTATGTAAGAATACCACCCATTGAGTTTATTCTATCGTTGATAGCATCAAGTCTAGTGTGCTCAGCTGCATCTGTATTACTATCAATAGCAGCATGCCTGGTTTCAATTTGATTCAATACATTTGTAAGATTGATTGCCATTAGTAGTGTGTTCCTGCACTAGCTATTCGACTGAAAGCTAAGTCTCCTACATCGGTAGCATCACCGTCAGTTGAGAATGAAAATTTTTGTATTGTGTTCACTGCGGGACTACCTCCTGACTGATATCCATGTGTACCAGATGATGTACCGGTGCCACTATGTTTTGCCGCAAGTATATCACCAACATCTGTTGCATCGCCATCAGTAGAGAAAGGATATTTCTGAATTACATTAGTTGCACCGGGAGTTAATCCACCGTGGAGATATCCATGTGTACCCGAACTTGAAGCCGCTGCGGCATAACTAGTGTGAAGTAAATCTCCAACATCAGTTGCATTGCCTGCTGCAGAAAATGGCCATTTCTCGATTACATTAAGACCAACAGAAGTGTATCCTCCTACTGCATATCCATAAGTATCCGATGATCCGGTATTTGCATATCTCTTTGAAGCTGATAGATCGCCGTAATCAGTAATCGTTGCTCCATCTGATGACGCTGCAAAATTTAGAATAGTATTTCTATTTGAAAGTGTAGGGTAGCTCGGACCTCTATATCCACCGACAATGTATATGTTTGTTCTATCGCCGCACATTTCGTAGTGACCATATCTATGTATCTGATTTGCACCCACATCATATGTGGTATCAGAAATTGGAGTTCCCGACGTATACGGAAATTTGAAGATTGGAGACGCTAAAGGTGCTACGGGAGTTCCACCCATATGGTATCCATGAGTTTCACTTCCCCCACCAGTACCTGTCCAAACTGCGGTTGAGTCTGGATTGTCCATAGCACCGACGTTTGTTGCGTTTCCATCAGATGCATATGAATATTGATCAATGTTCTGAGTATACGGGCTACTGCCGCCACCCATTGAATATCCATAATTAGTACCAACATAAGCTGGATTAGATGGTCCAGAAGGAGGAACAGTTATTGTTGCTTCATCACTATCTTGTAATGTAGTGAATTGTATCCAACCAGAGTCGCGAGAAGATCCATAATAGAATCTTCCACTACTATCACCAAATACGTTATCAACTTCAACATACGCTATTGTGCCGTAGTATGCTGAATCTGTATATTGTGGAAGATGTCCAGTAGATCTGTATGTTAGAACACCAGTACCAGAATTATCAATACGGTTACTGGCTGCAATAAGAGCAGTTAGACTTCTATCAGTTTGGGTAGAATCATCCAATCTAGTTTGGATTTCATCTAGCACTTTTGTAATATTAATTGCCATTTCAAATCCTTAGAATGTGATATTTACCCAAGCGTATTGATCTGCATCTGCTCCTGTGTTTGCAATACCTACTGTTGCGGTGAACTTATTTAGGCGATCAGCAACAGCATATGTTACTACATCAGCACTATCTCTACTAGGATGCCGTAGCTTCAATGTACCACTTACATATGAGTTGTAACTGATATCTTTAACTGAACGTCCAGTATTATGGCTAATGATGATTGAAGTACTACCAGTACTGTCAGCTGTGAATCCTGTTGGAAGATCTGACACGCTAGAGATGACACCTAATGAATCATAGTTAACTTTGAATTCATATGAAAGAGCTACATTACCATTCCAGCTAGCTGTTCCATCACCATCACTTATCAAAGCGTCTCCAGGATTACCATCAGCACCTACTAGATCGCCAACAGAGAAGACTGCTAACTCATCTTCAACAATTGCAATTGTGGTTGCAGAGTCAACTGTACCGCCACCACCAGCACCTTCACGAGCCTGCACATAGGCAGAATCAATTAATGCAATCACAGCAGCTGAGTCTATAGCATTAGCTGTAATCAATGTTACAACTTCATCAGAATCAACAAAGTCGTTTCCAAGTGTTGGAATGGTTGGTGTATTAGTAAAGTTGTTATAATTCAGGAGATATGAACTATCACGACCACCAAGAGTTTCCGCATCAACATTCAAGTTGTTTACAAATGACTGTGTGACTCTTGCATCAATTAGAGTATTGGCAACAGCTGAGTCAATACCCATGCCAGTACCATCAAGTTTCTCAATCGAAACAATATCACCACTATCAGCACCCACAGTTAAGTTAACAGTAGATCCATCAGTAGCGGTAAAGTCGGTTGTACCAATCAACATGATACCATTCAAATATGCTTGAACTCTACCGGCTTTATATGTTAATGTGTCACTGAAATCATCAGCACCAGTAAATGCAGTCTGACCATTTGTTGCTGTATAGTGATATACTTTTCTGAAGATTGGTTGTGATGTTAAGTTTGAACCCTTTAGAGTTTCGATAGCAATGATATCACCACTATCAGCAGCTTCTGTAAGTACAACACTAGTACCATTTGTTGCCGTATAGTCAGCAGTTTCTTGTTGATAAAGACCATTAATGTATACAGCTATTTTGTTAGTAGTATATGCTAATGTTCCACCATCATCGTCTGCACCAGTGAATGTTGTCTGGCCAGAATCAGCTGTATAGTAGAATACTGTTTGAGTGATAGCATCTGTAATGTTGACTGTACCAGACTGTCTAGCGGTAACATAAGCAGAATCAACTAGTTGTGTTACAAGTGCTGAATCTAGTCCACCAGCACCACCACCTGCAGCTTCTCTTAGTTGTACGTAAGCTGAGTCAACTGTTGTGTTAATAATTGATACAACAGTTGCTGAGTCAGTACCACCTTCAGCTTGGCTAATTGTAATTGTTTTTGTTGTACCGGTGCCAGATGCTGTAACAGCTGACCCAACAAAGTTCAGAGTAGTTGCGGCAGTTGATAGAGGAGTACCTTCTTCTTGGATTGTAATCTCACCACCAGACTGTCTTAACTGAACGTAAGCAGAATCAATGATTGCTTCAACCTGAGCACTATCAACAAAGTCACCACCCAATGTTGGAATTGTTGGAGTGCCAGTAAGTGAGCTATAGTTAACGGCTAGGTTATCAACAAAGGTCTGATCAACTCTATTATCAATTGCTGTGTTGACTCTTGTTGTAGTATGGTATAGATTAGTTGAACCTTCTGTCAGATCATCTGTATCAAACCCTGTGAGATTACGGGTCTGGGTGAATATCATGTTACCCATGTAACCATGATTACCACACTGATAATGAAGTACAGGAGGAGTTGCATCCGTTATAGTAATCTCAATATAAGATCCAGCACTACCCGCAGAATTACTTGAATAGTTATTAACTACATTTGTAGTATACTGAGTTGTCTTTGCAGCATCATAATAGAAGTATAACGGATGAGAACCATTAGTAGCATCTGACAGATCAAACCGATATGTGTTACCTGGATTCATTACAATTGTGGGAGCAAATGTTCCATCAATCTTGTAACCACTACCTGAACCAGTACCTTGATAACGATGAGAGGCATCCTTAGAGGCAACTGTAACAGTATATGTTGCTGCATCTGAATCATGAATGAACTGAAGTGCCTTTAATCCATTTAAAGATTTATCACCATCAAGTGCGTGGAGTTGTACATGAGCGGAATCAATAAGAGCAATTGTTTCAGCTGAGTCTAAGTAAGTAGTATCAATTAGACCTGTTACATATGTCTGATCAATTACACCTTGTACAGTAGTTGAGTCTAAGTAGTTTGCATCATTAGTAAATGTGCTAACTGGTAGACCAGTAACAAATGCTGAATCTGTAAAGTTAGATGTATTGTATTTGACCTGCCTTGCTTGAACATAATTTGTATCAATCAAAGCTGTTGTGTAAGTTGAATCTAGGAATGGTGCATCATTTACACGTGCAAGAACATAAGCTGAATCAACTGTATCAGTAACAAAATTATTAATTGTAACATTAACAGTATTGCTAGAATCATCAAACGCTGCTGATATATCAGAATCAACACGAGTCTTTGTATAATATAGATTTGATCCTTCACTCAGGTTTGTTGTAGACTTTTGTGTAAAGTCTGAATCAAATCCTGCATAGATACCACGAAGTGTTCCAACATTCAATATGGAGAGTTCAAAGTCAGTAGCAGAACGATTAATTACGTTTGGTGGAAGTACTGAATCAAATGCAGAGTCAACCATATTATTGAAGATATAGTATTCTTCATTTGATGCATCACGGAATATACCAGTATGCCGTCTTTGTCCGTTACGGTAATAGTGTCCAATATGACCGATATCAACTACATCAGATTGCTCATTACTATCTGCAAGGTGTAGCAATGGGTCATTAATTGTATAAACAACGGTGTTTACTTCTGTTGTTGTACCAGTGACAGTTAGGTTACCAGAAACTGTCAACCCAGCAAATGATACTGAATCTGTAGTAGACAATTCTTGGTCAGCAGCTCTTGCTCTTACATATGCTGAATCTACATCAGCAAGAATAATAGCACTTACAGTTGCCGAGTCTGTACCACTTGCAACTTTTGCGTCAACATAAGATTTTGTTGCAGCATCTTGGCTTGCTGTTGGATCTGTCAATCCAGTAATCTTACCCGTTACACCAACACCAGAAGTACTTGTTTCTAGTCTCTTAGTGCCACCGTGATATAACTCAATACCAGCACCGCTTGTAGATTTCAGGTTAGTAGTTGTACCAGCAAGACCACCAAGAATAACATTCTGGCCACCAATTGTTATGTTACCACCACCATATGCTAACACATAGTTTTTATTTTGAGTCGAGTTGTGATATATTTCAAGATCTGGATTTGCGCCAAATGTTAACTTCTCATCATCACCATATTGTACTGTCTTGATATAAGCTGAATCTGCTATCCCAACAACATATGCTGAATCAATAGCAGTCTTGATATAATTTGAATCAGCCTTGCCACGAATATAGTTAGTATCAACAATTAATTGTACTCCTGCAGAATCTGGGAAGTCTGCAGTTGTATATTTAATTTGACGATCACGAACATATGATGTTGTTACATCACCAAGTATAATATCTGATACACCAGCTGAGTCTACAAAGTCAGCGGTTGTGTATTTGATCTGACGATTCTGAACATATGATGAATCAACAATTAATTCAACCTGGCCACTATCTACAAAGTCATTGCCAAGAGTTGGGTTTGGAGTTTCAAAATTTCTAACATAAGGTTGAGTAATAATTGCTTCAACAGCATTACTATCAACAAAGTCATTACCAAATGTTGGGTTTGGTGTTTCTAAATTTCTAACAAATGACTGATTAACAGTAGTGTTGATTATTGTAACAACACCAGCAGAGTCAACACCAGCTTCACCTACAAGTGTTTGTCTTAACTGAACATAGGCTGAGTCAATCAGTTGTATTGCAAGTGCTGAATCTAAGAAATTGTTTTGACGTGCTTGGATATATGCTGCATCAATAAGTGAAGTTACTTCAGCTGAGTCTAGCTGGGCTTGAGCTGTAACTTCAACAGCATCTGCAATAGCCTGGACTCGTGCAGAGTCTACAAAAGCCTTAATATTATTGGATGCGTCTTTGTAATAGATCTTACCATCTTGAAAGTTAATGGCGAGTTCGCCATAATCAAGATCACCAGTAGTTGGTATTCTCCCCGCAACGGAAGATCGTTTTATGAGTACTTTTGGTGTTGCCATTGTCGTATCCTAATAAGGCTTAATATGTTCCGCAATCAATAGTGCGTAATTCTACTTGGCCAGCTGTGACTAAGAAGTCTGCTGAATCAAATGCTGCTATACCTTTGTTTGTTGCTGTTGCGTTCTCACCAGCTACAGTCAATGTTCCAGATGAGAATGTCAAGTCCATACCCTCACCTGCAGTTAACACATCCTGTAAATCTGAATCAAAGTTTGCTTTTGTATATACTTGCTCTACATCAAACTCGAATCTACCAGTAGCTGAATCGTAAGTTAGATCACCACCAGCAGAGAAGTGAGCTCTTACTTCAGCTGCACTTGGTCCAGTGTATGTAAACACACCAGATGATGAGTTATATGAGAATGATCCATCACCACCAGCATCTACACCTCCAACGTCTGATCTAACTCGACTGGTTGTATAGTATAGGTTTGATGATCCTTCTGTTAGATTATCTGTATTCTTTGTAGCTAATCTAGCATCAAAGTCTGAATCTGCTCTTGTTGTTGTATAATATAAATTTGTACCTTCTGACAAGTCTGTAGTTGACTTAGCAGTAAAGTCAGAATCAAAACCAGTATACTTACCAGATACGTTACCACTTACTGTTAGGTTACCTGTAACATCAATATTTGGTGCTCTAACATCTTTGTTGAAGTTCCATGTGTTTGTTAGCGCTTCATAGAAGATATTTGCATCTGCGCCATCAACATGAATACCAGCAGAGTCTGCTGCATCTGCATTTGCAGCACCTGATGCAAGTACAATATTCTTATCATCAATTACAAGTTCTGTTGAGTTGATTGTTGTTGTGTTACCATTTACTTGTAAGTTACCACTAACAACAACTGTACCACCTGCACCATTCAGAGTCAAGTTACCAGAAGTAGTTGTAATAGTATTTCCATTGACATCAACATTGTCAACAGTTAATCTGGATAGTCCAAGCACATCAGAGTCTAATGCAACTTCAACTCTTACACCTTCACCACTGATATCTCTGATTCTAGTATTTGTGTTCCAGGTACCACGAAGCTGTACATTAGCTCCTGTTCTTACATTACCTGTACCTTGAGCGTTGACATCTGCAGTATAGAATGTATGATCTAATGTGTCAACATAATTCTTTGTTGCAGCATCTTGAGCTGCTGTAGGATCAACAACATCAGATACACGAGACGTACCAACAGCCAATACTCCACTTGCAGGATCAAGTGTTAAGTTTCCTGTTGATGTATTGATTAAGTTACCATCAATAGTAATATTGTCAACTTTTAATTGGTTGACTTTTTTATCACCATCTGTTATAATAGCCGCGTTTTCGTGAAGCTGACCTTGTGGGTGATCAAGCATATCAACAAAATACTTACCACCTACAACATGAACTTCATTTGCTCTACCACTTGTGTTGCCACCAGCACCAATGAAAAGTCTATCACCACCAGCAGAATCACCATCTGTGTATGTGTATCCAAATTCACCTGTTGCTAATATTTTTCTCGAGTTATTGAGAGCTTGGGTAATATTTGGGGTCTTGTTGGAGGTTTTTATTAATATTCTACCCATTAGAAGTCACCTCCAGGAGAATCAACTGAACCTATTCCCCCTCCAACAATAGTTACTTCTGCAAGAACTCTATTTGATTGCCACTTCTGTGTAGCAGCATTAAATATTAATAGATGCCCAGGTCCAACAGAATCATATGATGTAACATCTGTTATGTCTGAAAGTGTTTGCGCTTCCGCACCAGTGACCTTTCTAATTGGTACACCGACGGTAATCTTTTTAATATAAGTTGTAGTACTAGTTGCCATTACCTTGTCACCGATGGGTTAACTCTCATCTTTCCTTCAAGGATACGTTCAACCACAGTAGCGTTGTTACTGTCAGTGAAAGAGATCTCTACATCATATACGTAGTTGCCTACTTTAAGAGCGTCTGTTTGTCCGTTTGTCAAGGAAAGAGTTAAGATACCATCAGTTTTAGGTGCACTGATTGCTGCAGCAAAATCTGTTGTATCGGCTGAATCGCTATTGTAATTGCGCTTGAGTTTAGCGGCTGCGCTAAAATTGGTGAGGTCTTTTTTATTGCCAGAGCGATCAACAAGCTCTAGTTGTAATGCAAAATCCGACCCTTTGTCGATCGTAAACTTTTCGTACTCTGCCATTTGTCCAATCTCGATTCTAAGTAACTCGACATGATAATTACCTTTATTTATAACATTTTGAACCTAGACTGTCTCCTAAAAGATTTCAATTCTGGATCACGATCCTCAATATTTTTTCGTTGGCGTTGTAATAAATTACTCCGATCATCAATTGTACAAACATCATATGCTTCAAAGTCAACATAGTATATGTCATTAGTGTTAAACTCTATGATAAAATTATGTGGTGCAAAATCTGTAAACGAATAGTTTCCCTCTTTGAATACTATATTGTTTGCAACAAAGTCAAAGTTATGCCACAAATCGTCACTTTGCCATTGTCGACCTTTGATATACTCTGAATTGATTATCAGTTGCGTATCTGTTACATTAAATGTGAATCTGGGGACTTTTATATCACCAAAGTCATCCTGCTGTAATTTTGTATAAAGATCTTCATAATATGCTAAGCTATCTGGATTATGAAAGGTCACTACCTTTGTAAGAGAAAAATCGTGATAACCATTATCTGTATTGTATCTTTTAAACATGCTACTATATATTGTATGAATATTATATTATTAAAACATGGCACTAAGTATACAGCTGAAGATGTAAATAGACAAGCAGAAGTATTATTAAATTTTGCTGATTACCCAATTTTTTGCTTGACAGAAGATCCAAAAAATGTTATAATAGAATGTTTACCTATTCCTGACTCACCCAAACTTATAAGATGGTGGAACAAACTTCATGTATTTAGACACGACTTTGTATTGAATGATCGTTGCGTCATGTTTGATCTTGATATTGACATCGCTGCTAATCCTTTCCAATATATTGAATCCATAGATTGGAGATATCCAACTTTTATTGCAGATGATCATAAGAGTGAATTATATTACGAAAAGCATGCATACGAAACAATGTTGAATAGTTCAGTCATGGCATGGACATCTCATCGCAACACAGAGTATTGGGATATCTTCAGTAGAAACATTGACTACTATACAAGAAAGTATAAAGGAGTAGACAGGTACGTATGGGATCAGAAGCTACTCTATAGGACATTTGATAATGCAATACGTTCCACGATCGTTTTTTGATTCTGTTATAGATCTACTCAGTCACATATACACCGACTCACAATACAATCCAGACTGTGATCTATTTCGTATGAAAGATGTTATGGATTCAGTTAGCGCTGGCCAGTTCTCATCCAAGTTGTGGTTAGCTAATGAGCTACGTCCATATATTACAAAAGAACATGGTAGTATTCAAATCATTGGTGGCTGGTACGGTTTGATGGCTCACATACTAGCTGACAATGGATTTACAAACGAGATAAAAAATTATGATCTAGATCCAATATGTGAGGAATATGGATATAGATTAGCTCAATATAATAACATACATTTTGTTACAGGAAATGGACTTGACATCTACAACAAAGATGATAGAGGGTTGGATGTGAATCGTGAACCAATGGGTGGTACTAATACAAATACTAGCAGCAAGATTACTATATGTACAGCCTGTGAACACATTCACGAAGATGAATTATATAACGCTCTGAAAAAGAAACATCCCAACCAGATAGTTGCATTACAATCAAATAATTATTATGAAATAGATAGCCACATCAACTGTCATGACTCTGTCGAGCGTTTTATTAGTACACTACCACTCAAGGAAATATTGTATAGTGGCACCAGATCGTGGAGGAATGAGTATGATAGGTTCTTGGTAATTGGCTCATGAATACTATATTCACTCTATACATTAAAGTACCAAAGAAATATCTAGAGGCAAGTGACAATACATACATTGCTGATAAGTTTGCTGATAACTTCAAATGGTTAGTATCAAAGCAGCGTGAGTATGCAGATAAGATAGGTTGTGATTATTATTGTATCCAAGAGGATAATTATTACAACTACAGAGACTGGTTCCTAAACAATCATCCTTATGTAAATGAGTATTGTATAGTTAACTTCTATAAAATACATTTAATGTATAAATTATCTAAAAAGTATGATAATGTACTTTACTTAGACTTAGATGTTATTCCAATCACAGATGAAAACATATTTGATCTGAATGCAGACATAGCAGTAAGGATCAATCATGAAGAAGATCCAAAACATTACTTAACCAGACGAGAAGGTCAGAGTGATCGATCGCCATATGCAAAGTGGCATAACTGTAGAGTGATGAGAATATTCAGTGGAGAGGATGGAAGCAATGATGTATACAATACTGGAATAACTCTAGCAAGTCAACAGGGATTACGAAAATTAAACTACTTTGAAAACTTCTCTGAGACATTGGAGTTCATGCATCAGGTAAAGGAGGAGAGTGGCTTTGATCATTTTGGATATGATAATGAAACTCTTTTCAGTTATAAGATGTTACAGAATAATGTTAAGCTAACACCACTTGATGAATATTGGCACCATGCTATGAGAGGAGACATATCATACATACCATCAAAAACAAAGATGGTACATGCAATCAATAAAGATTTTGATTATGTAAGAGATTATTGTGAAAAGAATAATATTTAGTGTCTGGTCTGATCTAGGACCAGATTGGGAAGACTATAAACAAATACTTACAGAAAAGCACGAAGACTATGCTTACTTCTGTAACGCTGACTATGGACTGTATGATACAAAATTAAACTTTGTTGATCTACAATTCTACAAGATACATCTTGCTGAACAATTAGTCAACGATTATGATGAAGTTCTATATCTTGATCTAGATGTTATACCCAAAAGACTTAAATCATTCTTTGATGTACATGATCTGAACAACATTTGTTGCCACAGAACAAACAAGCCAGATTGGAAGATTAATCTCAAACGGTACATGTTAGATGGGGCAGGTGAACATAATATAATAAACACAGGTGTGTTTGGTATGAATAAGCAAGCTGCTGATCAACTTATGTTTTCTGAACGGTATGGTGAGGCTGAAAAAGTGTACTATGAATGTGATGTAGATAGGTTATATAAACCAAACAATGAGGTGTTCTTATCATACATTATTGAAAAGTATAACGTACCTTTTACTGATATTGGAATACAGTGGAATTATATCTTAGATCAAATTGTAACTCAATACACTCCAGCGTGTTACTTCTTACACCAATCAAACAAGGAGTTTGATGACGTGCTTAACAACATCAACTATAGTTTCTGATTTTCGAATCTTAGACTTTACAGCTGAGCTTGCATTCCTAACTTCATCCATCTCAAACACTTGTAACTTAAACTGGAACAAAAGTTCTTTTTGATGGAGTTGATCATAATTAAATAACACATTAGCTAATAGAGCAGCTGTACTTGTAGCATCTGATTTTTCATCAAATATCAAACCATCTTCTTTTGCTATAGCAACAACCTGTTCTCTATAGATTTCATCCTGAATTTTAATATTTTTAAAAGTAGCCTCATGTAGATCATCTACTGACATCTGAGTCAATAGCCAGTTATACATTTCATCCGATTCATCAGCTTTACAATATTCAACTCTTACAGTCGACTCTTGGTTCTCAATATCATCGTGCCGCCAGAATATTTCTATACTAGTGCGTTCGTTGTTGCAGAAATGTGCTTCAATTAATTTGTGACCTTCTATCATTTTAAGTTCTCTCTAACTTTAATTCATATTCATTGACATTTACTATTGTGCCGTTTGGAAATTCTTGAGCACGATAATCATCACCAGTAGCTTTATATGTTGTATACGCCCCACTGACACCAACCATTTGTCTATTTGCAATTAATGTACCCTGCCTTGTACCCGAGCCATTAATGTTGTATGACACACGATATCCAGCTTCAGTACTGATTGCATGTTTGACCAACGGACTAAACAAATTATCAAACTCAGTATATGTCATATGTCTTAGACCAGCTGGAGTTTGAGACGATCTGCTACTTTGGCCATAATCAATCATCAATGGAGTTCTATAACCACTACCTTGTGATGAAAAACTAGAATCTACTCTATACAGATAATAGGTAGTACTATTGAAAACATCTTGCGTTGTTCCAGCAGTACCAATATTAGTTGCCAAGTATCCAGAAGCATTTGCAGACGTGTCGACAAATACTGTACCTAAGTTAGTTGACCCAGATACAGATCCTGCGGTTGATATGTAATATGATCCACCAGCTGCAGCTTCAGTATTGGTAGATTGTTGCATAGCAAGTACTACGGGATTTATAAAATACTGTAACACCTGTGCATAAGTCATTTCTTGAATAGTATTACTACCATCAAAAAGAACCGGTTTTACAGCTAGACTCTGGTAATCACTATTGGCAAAAGCTGTAACAGAAGTTGTAGTTTGGTTGATTTTATCGTAAGTAACACCCGTAACAAGTTGCGGTTCACCAGTTTGTGATTCTGAGGGAAATGAGGTTACTGCTGGCCAAGGACCTGATGTGTTTCGAGCCGCTGTACCAGATTTATATCTGGTATCGGTCATATTTGGAGAAATGTTACCACCACTAGATACGACACTTAGTGTAACAGGAACCGTTCCTGTCTGATACAAATATGCTATTCTTCCAAGCATTGCATTATGCTCAGCAACCGTGGTCTCTCTTATTCGAGTAGACCCATCTTCAATAAGTGCTCTCAAAGCCATTATGGAGTTCCAATTGTATTAGAAGTTGATAACAAATAGCCACCTAAGACTACTGTTCCAGCTTCATTCTTAATCTCAAGTTTCTTTGCATCTGTTAAGTCTACACCATCTATTTGAATAATCCCTCCAGTACCAATTACCAAAGTGTCATTAATATATGCACTATCTATTGTTGCACTATCAGCCATGATATTGTTAATTGTAGCAGTATTGATACGTGCACTATCTGCTAACAGATGTTGAGCATTCAAAGTATGGACGGTAGCTGAGTCAATAGTCAGAGTACCATTTTGTGCAACGTTGATATATTCTACAGTAATCTTATCAAAGTCTGCAGACTCAACATCCAGTCGACCAGCAACTGTGAGGTTTTGAATATAAGCACTATCAATAGTAGCACTGTCAGCTTGCATCATGCCAACACGAATAATTCTAAACGTACCAGAGTCTGCTGTTAAGTTACCAAGACGTAGCACACCTTGTGTAAGCTGGTTGTATACACTATCAACTGCTGTCCACAAAAAGTTAATTGCTGCAACAACATTTGAATCATTTGTTTTACCATTAGTAGAATCAAACCGTAAGAACGCTGAGTCAAGAAGATCAAGATCTCCAATGTAATCGGACATCAGATTTGTTTTGGCTACCCACTGGCCAATAGGAGCAAAAGTTTGAATATTCTCTTTACGTGTCATAACGTGTTCCTTAAATCGAATCTAACTTGTATGAGCCAAAACGTATAACACCAGCATCGTTTGGTGAATCAGGCCCAAGTGAATCAGTGATCAAAAACTTACTTACTCCATCAAACGTTGGACTATCTTGTTCTAACTTTAAAGTTGCATTATTACTATCTAGTACTAATATATTATTTATTCTCAATATACCAAACGTTGAGCTATCGTTGATAATATTATTAGAACGTAATGTCCCTATGTAAGCAGAGTCAATCGTTGAACTTGAATCAATATCCGCAAATACTATCTTGATAAAGTCATTTGAATCGTTTGGACCAATACCACGAATGAAGCCACTATCTTTAATATTAATGTAATCAAAATGACAACTGTCTGCACCCTGAAATAGGAAGCCTTTGGATGCACCAACTCTTATGTTGTTGAAGAATGCTGAGTCTTGTACAGTCAAGTCATAATCAAACGACATAATACCTGGAGCATCTGGATTAGGCCAACGATTATTTGCACCAATGTATATACTGGTTGCTGTTGGATCATCTCCATTATCATAACCAGTATGTCTAGCATTTACACCAGTAGTGTCAGCAAACATATGTGTATAGAATTTGCTAAACCTTGGTCTGGTTGTTGGACCATGTAGCATTGGATTAGCACTACTATCGGTACTATCAGCAAGTCTTAATGTTTGGAATGCTGCAGAGTCAACTAATAGTTCAGCACTAATCTTTACCTTCCCACCACCAAACAAACCTCGCAGATATTCGACCCAAGGATCATTGATAAAGTTTAGTGCAGTCACAAATGACGAATCATTATATCCAGGATAGTCATCTAGTTTAGTATTCTTGAATCGAGCTTCAAAATTACTAAGATCACCCATGAAGTCAGACATACCATTCTGACTATCAATCCATTGCTGGATAGTATAATCGCTGTCAATATGTATTTTTCTTGCCATTATAGTCTATCCAGTATCTCTCTCATCATTAACTTGAGTTCACCAACCTCATGCTTTAATTCTTCAAGTTCCTGTTTGTTATTCTTCCTAACCCTCTTCGCTTCTCGAGCTCGTTGAACAGATACTGCATCAACATTCAAAATAGCATTATTATTCAAGTCACGAATAAGAGTATTATGACCTTCAACTCTTGCTTTCATTATACTGCCAGTGCTATCACCCTCAAGTCTTTGAATGATGGTACAAGAGCAGCATTTGTAGTTTTCATAACAATCTTAATGATAAACTTATCAAACGGTGTTGAGAAACCTTGCTGGCCACCAATCAAATATGTATAATCTCTGTACACTGATGGATCTTCATCAGACTGCACATTTTCTTCTGCAGATATCTCAACCCAGTTGAAGTCCTCAAAGTTCTCATCTTCTTGGATTGCCTTGTAGTATACATCAAAGTTTGCTGTCGAAGGCTTATTAGCAGAAAGCAGTACTTTGATACCAACTGATGGAGACTCAAGTACAACAGGTTTTACAATATGCTTTGCAAGATGTGAACCACCTGTTGGATCAGTCTCATCAGCAAAGTCAACTGGATTGTTTCTGTTGTTATTTGTTAGTACACCAGGTGAACCAGCAGAGTCTTGGAAGTCAATCTCATTGTGGAATAACCATAATCCAGCTCTCTGCAAGTCAATCACAGGAGCTAGATCACTATCTGATGTAGTCAAGTTCAGCTTGATTGTTGCTGACTTATCACCAGACATTGATACTCCTTCACGATTCTCGTTTGCAACAACTTTTGGTGTATCAAAGTAGTTATCTTCATTCAATACAATACGTGTATAAGAATTATCTTTATTGTATTGTGTCTCTGTACCAGCAAGTGACTTACCTTGAGTTAATTTAACATCAATTGTAACATCTGTATTCTGTGGTACAAGCGTTTGGAATCTTGGTACCATAATCTCATATTGATAGTTCTGAGATGTTAGAACAGCATCGCCACCAAATGTTAATCCAGAATCTGACGATTGACTCAAAGTAACTTGATATGTGTTTTCATCAATTGCTGTAATTGTATGGTTACCATTTACTACAGCACCTGTAATGTTAGTACCACCATAGTTTGTTGTACTATCAAGACCAGTCAAGTTAACCAAGTCACCTACAACCAACCCATGGTTTGGTGCAAGTACAGTCAATGTTGATGACTGTGAATCCATTGTTAGAGGATCAATTGGCAGCAGCTGCTTTGGTAGGTTTGCGTTTTCAAGAACAACATTAGCTGAAGTATGAGGGAACTTAGCTTGCATCAACTCAAACTTCATATCCTTATTCTGAGCTGCATTCCATGTGGAACCATTCTGTGATAAGAATAGTGATCCAAGTGTAGGCTGTTTTGCAACCTTACGTGCTGTAGATCCAATCTCAAACTTTTCTGTTTCAGCTACATACACAAGATAGTCTACTGACTGCGCTAGCAATACAATAGCATACTCTGTCAAGCCACTCAAGAATACTGGCTCATCAAACTCAAATTCTGTAGCTGTATTAGAATCAGCTGATGTATTTACATCAACAGGATTCAAGAACTTAACTGCTCCTGGTACTGGAATGTTATCAGGATATCCATTAACCATTGGACGAATCTGAAGCTGTACAGGAATTGCAGCATCCTTAGTCTTGAAGAACACCTTCACCTTAGTAATGAATACACCATTTGGCTTATTCACAAAGAATGATTGTGCCAACGGATCATTTGGATTTGGATCACCATCATCCTGTGGAGGTGTGATACGTGAACGTCCAGTTACAACAGATCTGATTGCAATCTGACGAGTTGCCTTTACTGTACGATCAACTGTATTCAGTACACCAGTTGAACTGAAGTATCCTGTTGCTGATGAAGTAGCAAAGTTCTTATCACCACCAGTAACATCCATCAACTCAAATGGTAATGTACCTGTTCTGAATCTGATTGCAGATGTGTTTGGAATAAAGAATGATCCACTTACTGAACCAGCTGAGTTTGTAGTCAGAACTCTATCAGATGCTGATGAAGTATCTGGATGTGTTGTTGCACGATTAAATCTATTACCAACAATGTTTCCATCTGAACCAGATCTTGTAAATGATGCTGTACCATCTACCCAATCAGCAACCGATACACCATCAAAGAATGGATAGTGACGAGTGTTTGGTCTCAGTCCATCAACTTTGAAGTATACTCTTAATGAACGCATGAATGGGATCATTGCTACATCAACAATACGCTCGTCAACAACTTCACGAATTGTTTGTTCTGATACAACACGATTAACTCGAGTTACGTTAAACTGACCTTCAACTTGAGTTCTTGCACCAGTTACATTTGTACCTACTGCAACCCCACCCCAGTTCCAGTTCCAGTTACCAAACAGTCTCTTTGACTGATTGTCAAGTCTAGTACCACCTGAGATAACTTTAGTGTGACGAACCTTTGTTTCTTTCCAAGTGTCTGAGCTTGGAGATAGATTCATATAGCCATCATTTGTGATAACAGCAAATGGGTTAATGTTTTCTGTACCAGATGCAATATCTTGATTGATGAATGACTCATGTGTATACTTAATGTATACATTATCACCCTTCTGAATAGTATTGGTTGACAGAGATGAATCATACATCATCTTAATTTCATTCTCTGAGAATGAAGGTCTTAGAATCTTATTCTGAGGATCAACAGATGCTCTATATTCAATATTATCAACAGCAGATGATTGATGGTCAATAAAGTTATCAACCAAGAAGCCAGACTTTGTACGATCTAATCCAGCTGAATCAAGTACAGAGAAGTTTTTCAGATCAACTTCCAGTAAGCTCAGTGCTGTAACTTCTTCAAGATTGTCTAAGCGATCTTCAAGTCGAGCAATATCCTTCATAGTGAAGCCTTTTGCTTCAATACGTTTCATTTGCATATCACTGTCATTAACAGTACCAGCATTCATTTTAACCTGATACAGCTCAATTGCACCTGCAGGTGTTTGTGGGAACTGTGGATCAAATGCTGATGTACCTTCAACATACTTTAGAGGATTTGTTGCAATTAACTTGTCATAGCGTGGCAAGTAGTATGTTACATCTGCGGTTACAAGAGATGTGTTCTGTGGCAGAGCATTATATCTTGCTGTACCTGCAGTAAAGTTAGCTCCCGTATCATCCTTACGTGAGCGGAAATCAATGTGGCTCTTTAGATCAAACGTCGTCCCACTCTTATTTGTGTATGTTGGAATATCACCATATGGAGAAGGATATGAAGTAGGTCCAAAGAAGTCACCAGATGCACCATGTGCATAATAGTTGAACCTCACAAACACATTACCTTGTGGTGCAGTTTGATTACCTTTGAGAACCAATCTACCAACATCATAGAAGTTATCTCTTTGGCCATTGTCAAGGATCCAACGACCTTTAATGTCTTGACCAGCCGAGTCTGTGATGCGAACTCTTTCTATATCAATAATATCAGCTTTACCCAAACTAATGTATGGTGCACCAGTTGCAGGTGTTGTTACAGTAGTTGTGGTGGTAGTGTTTGTGAGTGTCTTTGTTCTTGCACTTGCATTAACTGACTTGAGATAAATGATCTCAATTGTCGTTGATGTTGGACCGCTACTAATTGATGCACCAGTACCACCACCTGATAAAGTGATTGTTGGCGTAATCAAAGCGCCAGTATCTGTACGTGCAATGATCCAGTCACCTGTATCAACATACAATTCTGATCCAGACAGAGTTGGCATAGAAGCATTACCAGAACCATCAGTTGTTCTAGTGATTCTTTGTAACACATTATAAGATATGTTTGTCAAGCCCTGCACGCGTGGATAGTGGAATGGGAAGATAAGGGTGTTGTTAATCTTATCTTTTAGTACCGCATCACCATTCTCAAGGATTGGGTTTGCATAGTTAGTTGAGTTGACAGCAATTGAACGAGCATCTTTGAAGTTAGATCCAGCATTCATACTAATGTCCATCAAGTAGTAACGGATGTTTGCTCCATCTTCTTCTACCGACTTAACACGACATGTACCAATTGTTGATCCTGTGTTCTGATATCCATCCTTAATGTTATACTGTTCAAACTCAGCAATGTTTGGAACACCTAGAGAACTATCACATAAAATATAATTACCAATACCAACCGATACTACATCATTTGTAATCTGTTCAGTATCATCAGCTTTGTTAACAGCAATAGTAGTTGTACCTGTATACTCATTACGATATCCATTCAGGTATACAAGACCTGGAGACACTTTGAGATTGATCTTTGTATTATCTGTTGGATGGTCTTCATATACAATTCTAAACTGATTTTTAATAAAGTCACCATTAATCTCATGAATACGTTTTGCGGAGAAGTCTTCAATCTTATTGTATGAGTCATCTGATGAAACAACTTCAATAACTTTACCTTTTTGAATCTTTGCATAGAATACAAAGATTTCATCTGAGTCTACTTCAGACTCTAGTGCAAGGTTCATATCGATACGATAACGATCAGCACCAGGTGCTGTTACATTTGGTACGGCACCTTGATTGTCATATAACGCACCATCATCATCAACAGTGAATATTCTTTGCTCAACACTAAATCCAACATTCAAGGATGGATCACTAGTATATTTTGAAATAATTTTAGATTGTGCATCAGCTTGTACAAAGTGACCTTGAGTAAAGAATACACCTGTATTTGTCGATGCTCTTGTACCTGCACCAACTGCTGGATTCACACCAGTGTTAGTTGTTTGTACTGTAAGTAGTGTAACAGAGTTAGTTAGATTCTCACCAGGACTAAAACGAACTGGAGTAGTTGCACCAGCTGTACCAGAAGAAGTTGATGTATACTCAACATACAAAGTATCTGGATCACCACCAGTTGCTGTGACTACTTCTCTAACCTTTGCAATCACACCTGATGTTGCCCCAGTGATTGTCACTCCATTCATTTGAGAAGGAGTACCAGGTAATGCATTTACTGATGTGTCTAGTTTGATAAACTCGTATCTGTTGTTAACTGTGATGCCACCACCAAGCACAGCTGCACCTTCTTTGAAGATGTTTGTACCCATGCGTTCAATTTCCTTCTGGATAATTGTCTGCATTTGGGTAAGCTCACGAGCTTGGAGGACCTTGCCGCTTTTGAATAGAATGCGGTGATAGTGATTACTATCCTTAAAGTCATCACGATATGTATCGAGAAAAGCGGTAGTCGTTAAATTAGTAGCCATACTTCAGTTCCTTAGAATTGAATAATAATCTTTATATCTTCTGCCTGGGTTGGATCTCTTAACACAGCTGCTCTGTTGTCAATGAATAATATCTCACCAGTTTCTCTATCGTATTTAGGACGTATGAGAGCGGAGTCGATAATACCTGCGCCAGCACCTGTTGTTTCTGATAATGCTTCACCATTTGTAAAATCTGCAAACCCAGTTTGATTTGTTCGTGTGTAGTAGATTTCATTTGAATCAATGTGTACAACATTTGCTTTTGCAAGAGATGTTGCACCAAGTAATACTTTATCGCGTGTGAATGCTGTAGTGATTGTGCTGAGTTTCATCTTATCCATAGCATTACCAGTCAAGTCAGTAAACACTACACCATTACGTTGTCTTGGATCTTTGACCAATGATACTTGTCTGAAGTCCTGACCAGTGATCAGGTCACTATCGTCACCTTCCATCTTAGAGTTGAACATTAATGCTTGGGCATTCAAGTCTTCTCTTGCATCATTACCAAATCCAGAATCTGGTCCAAGTACTGCACGAGCTGTAGCAGCTGCTGTAGGACTACCACCAGTTATTGTAATTGTTGGATGAGCAAAGTATTTGCTACCCAACTTCAAACGTGAGCTATCTGGATCCATTGTGATATGTGTTACAACACCAAGAGCTGAGTCAATGTGAGCTGTAGCAGCAGCACCACTACCAGATGTTGATGTAATTGTAACTGTTGGTACGGTAGTTGTATATCCAGCACCACCATCAGTCAGAGTAATGTTTACAATCTCACCAGCTTGAGATGCATCCTGTACTTCTTTCTGACGTACCGCAATACCAGTTGAGTTAGAATCAACAGATCCAATCTTTTGAACAGGCATGAAGTTTGCGGCCATAAAATTGTTTGATCTCTCAGCTGAGATGGTATACAAGAACTTCCAAACATATCCATCAGATAATCTAAATGGATGTAGGTTTGAATATGTTGGCTCAACAATTGATGGCTGGACAGCACCATCAGAATCTCTACCTGTTTCATAACAAAGGTAAACTTGATTGTTGTCTGTCTTCACGTAGTATGTTGGACTTGGAATACCTTGTACGGTATCATCATACTGATTGTATACAGTACCACTTGTCCAATTGTAACGTGGAACAACTAAAGAAGATCCTTGAACCTTTTTAACAGATTGCATGTTGTCACGAACATCTTGGATAGTACCTGGAGTATCAACAGGAGTGGGTGTTGTATCACTACTATCCCATAATTGTGAACGACCTATACTAATATAGTATAGGCTGCTTCCTGCTGTGAATCCATCGAAGAAGTCACGAGCAATCTGCTTTCTGAGAGATGATGTAATAATTGCTGGCATGTTTTTATTTCCTTATGGATTAGAATCCACCACCGCCAACTCCTTGCGCGGTGTTAAATTTAATATAATTTCCGTTGTCACTATCTTTAAACGCTAGTGTTGGACCAAGTGTAGCTGAATCACCATCAGTGATAATAATTAGATCTCCAGCCATTCCATCAGATGGAAGATCAGCGTCTGCATAACGTGCAAGATTCAAACGAATACCACCACCAAGATGATGTCTTCTTATCGATGCACTATCACCAAAACGAATAGCACGAGATATTTTGAGATCTCGCCATTGCAGAGTACTTGCACCAAGATCAAGTGCACTATCCGCTGAAGGTACAATATTTGTGTTCAGCGATACGTATCTTGTTCCAGATATATTACCTAATGCAAATATTGCACTATCTTGTAAATTATTTGCTTGTAATTTTAAAGATGCAACTTTACCCATAGTTAATTGATCAGCACTTGTATCATATATGAATCGAGCGCTATCAATTTCCAATGCTGTTCCAAGAAATAGTTCTGACCATCTGGTTGCGTTAACACCTAAACTTCTAGTGTTGTTGTTAATTGGTATGAAGTTATCTCTATGGCTAGCTGCAATAGTATCGTAGTAATCAGCTGAGTCTAGGAATGCGGTTTCACCAGCAGTTCTCAAAAATCCAGAATCAACGTACAGATCTATTTCTTGTCTGACTAATGCTGAGTCTAACCCAGCTGCTGGATTGTTTTCTCTGGCCTGAATATAAGCTGCATCAATAAGCTGAATAACACCAATAGAGTCAATAGAGTTATCACCAATCAATGTTAATGCAATTGCTGAGTCAATGCCTACGCCACTACCTGTTACGTATCCAGCGTCGTTAATAAGTTGACTCACCTTCCTAGGAATGTCTTGAGTCAAGGCAACATTACCACCAGAATCTGGTAAGATGATAATATTATCTTTTGTTGGTTCAGTTGCTCTTAAATATGTTTCGTTGTTATCAGCAGGAGTTGAGTTTGGACTATCTACACCAATAAACACTACACTACGCTGATCAAAACTAATACCTTCAAGATTCAATCCTCCTGCAGAGTCTGAAACTAAAAGACCTAGGTTTGAAACATCTTGGTAAAGTTCAGCAAAGTTATCGTTGATTTTAATTGCACCGGCACGTAAGGTATCACCGGTACCATCATTCCCCGCACTTCCTATTGCTATTATTGCTCTTGCCATTGTTTAATTCCTGTGAATATTAACTCTATTTATAATAGTTGTACAGCGTTATTGGACCGTCACTGTCACTATATTGTACATGATACATCATATCAAATGTTGTGTATGATGAGTCAGAGAACTTGACAAACGTGTCATCAAACTTGAGATGGAAGCCAGCCAAGTTGTCAATTGACTTGTAGTTGCTATCAATGAATCTGATAGTCTTTGTAAGACCAAAGTCCTCTGGTGTCTTGTAGACGCTGAGACGTTCTCTTGCTGCATCCGCATCAACTTCACCAGGTGTTGCATAACCAGGATGTACATATGGAGCTGAGTAACCACTGCGATGAGTAACTCCACCAGCCTGCATGTATCCTGCAAGGTTTGTATTGTCTGGATACAAGCCAGTGACTTCGCCTTCTTGATGTAGGCTCTGGAACAGAGGAGTAGCAAATGTCTCAACGACTATGTCTGGATCTTCAGCAATACTTTGTGCTGTAGTATAAGTCATCTCATCTATACCAATAAGAACTACTTCTGCAGCTAGATGATATCCAGATGGATGTACATATTTACGCCATAGCTGTTCCCAATCTGCAAGTGGTAATGGAGATCTAATCAATAATGAAAAGATTTGATATATACCACCATCTTGGATAATCCAGGAATCTTCAACACCAATTGTTGATATACCTGGTCTAAATAATCTTTCTTTTGGATATGTAATCTCTACATCTTCAATATCAAAGAATGCTCTCCAAAAGCCATATCCAGAATACTCTGAACCTTTTACTCTAAAGAAGTTACCAAAGTTTTTTACAACTTCCCGCGGTTGCGAAAATTGACCTTGAGATATACCCAATCCAACTTCTTCAAGAAGTAGATCAAGTCTTTTGAGAGTTGTATCTTCATAGTCACGAACTGTAGTAAGTTCTTGAGTTATACCACCCCATTGTCTATCTGAATCAAGATAATCATAGTATCCTTCCAAGAAGGTAACTAAGTTTGGATAGTCCTCAACAAAGTATTCTGGAAGTACTTCTTCAACCTGACTCTTTCGTAGGTTTACTGGTACGCGATTGTAATCTTTTAGTGTTTCAAAATTAGCCATTAGTTTTGAACTCTAAGTGTGCCAGCCTGTCTATCTGTTACAGCCGTAACGGTTGATCTGTCTTTTTCAAGATTAAGGATATAGTTTCTTAGAGGATATATTGTTGCTGGGTTTCTTGGTACAACTGAAATCTTCAGATCGTTTGTACCGTATAACATAGTAACAGGTCTAAATCCAATGATGTTCACTATACCTTTTAGCCTATCATAGTTACCAACATTATCAAGTAGAATATTATCATTTAGATCAACAATAGCTAATTGATTTGACTTCAATCTATTCTTAATTCGACATACCGTACCTTGATATGTAAATTCATTTGTTGTAACACGATAATATACATCATCTGGTTCTTCAATTTCACATGGGAACTGAACTTCAAAAGTATTGTTAGCAGTTACATCTATAGGCCTTCTCATTTGAACTTTAATATCATCCATACGAGAAGATAGAATAGATTGATCAAAAGCATCAATTTCTGTAAGTAGGTTACTACGTCTGAACACTTTTCCAAACGTATCAAGATTATCAGCAAAGTATGTTGAGATGTATGACTTAACAGAACTTTCCATAGTAGTAGCACTTGTACCAGTTCTTGATGGATCAAACCTGAACAATGTTGTGAGCTCAAGATATATATTTTCTGGATCAATAAACTTGGGTGTCATAGACATTGTGCCAAGTTGATCTACATATGTGTTACTAATAGCGTCCTTGACAGCTTGCTGTGTAGCTGTAGGAGTATTGTTTTTGAAGTCAAGTGAAATATAGACAGCACCATAATCAATTGGAACATTCTCATCACCAGACCAAACAGCAGCTTGTTCTACCGTCGAGAAGTTTGTTTCAATTGTACCTTTATAATCTAATGATGTCACAAGCCTATTCTGTGAAGCATAAGCAATAGGAGCAAGTTGTTTAATCGAATCGATCGATTGTTTCTCACCACCACCACTTGATTCAGCAGCTGTTGTAACACTCAACACGTATGCAATACTACCAACAGTTACAGTATTGTTTGCAAGAAACACACTACCACCATTTGCAATAGGTCCTTTTGTTGAGGTATAAGTTACTTGTACCTTTTCTCCAGGTTCTGGTGACTTACCAAATGATGCACCATCACCAAAGTTCAACTCATAATAACCATTTGGAACTTCAGCTACGGAATATAGTTTTGATTTAGATGTAATAGATGATGCAAGACGTAAAGGCAAATAGTCTTCAAATAAAGATGATGATATATCTTTGAATACTCTCACATCAATAGAATACTTGTCAAGTGTCTCATCTGGAATCACATAGATCTGTCTTTCATCTTTTGGTCCAACTAAGAATGTCTTTGTTTTCTCAATACCTTCATAAATTGGAATGTCAGCAGAACCATCTGACGTCTTGAAATCATATGTTCCAGTACCATTATCTGTTGCACTATATGCTTCTCTCGTTCTAAAGGTAAATGATGTTCCATCTACATTAGATGAAAATGTTGTGCCTTTTGCAAGTCTAATTGTTACTGGACGATTAGCTACACCAGTCAAGTTCAAAGAAAGATTAACTAGAGCCTTTGATGCTGTACGTGAACGAGTTTCATATCCAAGCAATGCAGCATGTGATAGAACGGAACTACGCAGCTGTGATGTTGGCAAGAAAGATTCATTCAATGCCATGTTTGCTGTTAACGCATTGATGTGTGTATTGTATGCCAATACATCAAGTACGTTTGATAAACCAGAAGCCTCAAAATCATATGAGTTGAATTCTGTTTGAGATTGAAAGTAGTCCTTCAATCTCGACTTAATGGTATCAAAATCTAGATCGGCTGACTTTATGGTTGTTGCCATTATCTTGTCCTCATAAGATCGAGTTCTAATGTTACTGGTTCAATAGAATTGTTTACTCTAAATGTAACTGATACAGATACAGAGTTTCTATCTGACTGTACTCCAATGACAACATCTTCAACAGTTGCTCTTGGTTCGTATCGTTCTACGGTCTCAAATATTCTATCTCTTAATATTTCAATTTCAACTTCTGTATCGAGTTGAAATAAGAAACTGTTTAGGTTACCACCAAATGTGGTATTGAATGGTTTCTCCAGGAAGTTGGTCATTAGAATATTCTTTACAGCTTGTTTAACTGCAGAGGCTTCTAACTTCTTAAATACATCACCAGAAGGTTTTGGAGTAAATGTCAAGTCTATGTCTGAATATATTACCTTTTGTGTTGAGGTAATAGGCTTACTTGCTATGTTTCCATCTTCTAGTGCAAATGCTCTTTTAGCCATCATCTTCCCTTTAATTTGTACTATTTATACTAGATTTCAAGTATCTCTACAAGCTCATTTGTACTTTGAACGTAATTGTTCAACCTGGTTTCAATAGTATTATTATAAGAAGCTGTGTACGTACCTTCATCCAGTTCTGGCATCACAACAATAATTTGTACATTCATCACACCATTTGGATTATATGAGTCATAATCCAGTATCATTTTATCAAACCGTTGACTATCTTTCCACCATGCAGCTAATCTAAATGTTGCTTTCTTTGCTTGCTTACCTTCTCTATCATAAAGCTCATAAACACAAACTCTACCTTTTGTTGCAAGATCGTTTAGGCTACCAGGTGTGATTGTTTCATTAGCACCTTTTGTGTAGAAGCCTTCTGCAACAACAAGTCTGTATTCTGCAAACTCACCAACATCATTCATTACAGATTTGATTAGTGGTGTCTGTAGATAGAGATGTTTAGCAATATCGATTCTATCTGCTGTTTCAACATCATCAAAGTTACTTTGATCACCATAACTACCTAAGAACTTTGCAATAGTAATACCGCGAGACAATTTGGTATCACGGTCAATGTATTCTGCAAGTACAGGGTTAAACTTATCAGCTGGACGTAATGTGTGTGGAACATTTTGTATAGTAGCCTTATATCTCTGCTGCTCAGCACCAGGTTGTATTCCAAACACTTCATTAGGATTAGGTGTTCTCGGAGTAGCATCTTTACCAACAATATCACCTATTGTTGTTGCTACAGATGTGGTGTATGTTGAGCTCAAGATACCATCAGCAATACATGATCCAACAAACTTTTCATTCTTCTGAGTTTCTGGATCTCTCAGTTTAGATCTAACTTCTCTTGTTGTCAACTGTCTGTCTGATATATTATTATAATCAAATAGTCTGTTTAGTTTATTATAGATTGCACTACCAGCATCAATAGCTACTTTGAATATACCATACGATCCAACAAACCAGCTTCCAGTCATCAACGCACTTGTTGGTTGTACAGTTGTTTTGTTTGTAGCAGATACAATTGTTTGTGTACCACCACCAGAACCGCCTGCACCAATTGCGCCTGCTGTTCCTGCACGACCTGCTTGATCTGCTGCACCAGCAAATGTTGCCTTACCGTCTAATGTCCCATGGAATGTTGTGGCATGCATAGATGTTGAGTTAACTCTTGGGACATGAGCTGTGTGTCCATAGTAAACAATATTCTGGCCACCAAAGGTTCCATCATCACCAATAACGGTTATATTATCTCCAGCAATATTAATGTCAGGCGACGTGTTGTTTATTCTTGTTTCTGATGATACATGCATTTGACCTTTCACACCATGATCATGAACACCTTCAATATTTGTATCAACATCACCTTTAATTTGATTATTCTGATCACCTATAATCATGTTGTTTTGATTTTTAGTAATAAAACTTGTAACATTGCCATTGATATATGATGCGTGTGGTCCGTTTACATCTTGTCTGAATCCACCTTTAATATCTTCTTCATATGTTTGACCAACAGTAACATTCATGTTACCACCAACATCTAAATCAAAGTCACCATCAACTCTCATATTGAGATTACCATGATAAACCATCTGACCATTACCTTCAATGATAACTTTCTGATCACCTCCAGCAATTGTTATTTGATTGTTAGTTGAGTTAATGATTACCGTACCATCTGGTCTCATCTCAACGCCAGCACCTGTCCTATGTTTAAACAACATACGTTCGCGACCAGGTGTATCATCAATCTCTGTAACATGACCTGTTACACTACGACGAACTTGGTTTAGTGGATATTGTGAAGATGGTAATGGTTTTAATTCAAGATCAAGATCAACATCTCCACCACCTATAGCAAGATGGTTCTCTTCGATCCCTCTTGCTTCAAGGTTTGTGGTAGGAGCATTATTATACTCTCTCTTTGGATAGACTCCAGTTTTATCTTTATACACATTATCGGGCATTATCTGAATTTCTCCGCATAGTCTTCCATATCAAAACGAAGACCAAGAGTGTCATATACAAACTTATTGAATCCTGAGTTTGCAGCAGCAATGTCCTCATGTAAATCACCAGCGCTGATGATTGTACCACCAGGATTCAATCTTGTAACTATTTCCACAATCATGTCTACAGTTTTCCATTGTTGTGCAGTTATTGAATCTGATGATAGTAATCCATTAAGCATATCACGTGCATTTTGGTCACTCTTCAAATCAAACTCAGTCTTTTTGTCTTCTTCAAACGCAAGAATTTTTTCACCAATATCTATTTTGGGTTCTTTGAATCCAGCATCTAATCTTACAACTATTGAGCGATCATATAGATCTTGCTTTGATAATTGTTCTGACTGATTAGCATCACGATATGCCTTAGCATTTACAACACTTCTTGGAATAGTTTGAAACGGTAGAATTATTATTGGCCGACCATTCTTCATTACATAGATATGAGTTTGACTAACTAAGTCTGTAATCTTTCCAGAAGCTGTTGCCTTATATGTATTTTTTCTATACACTTTATACTTATTATAAACAGCTGGTGTTTCATTTTCGTCAGAAAAGTTTTTAGTCCAGCCAAAAATTATACTATCAATAGTTCGTGATGTTATTGATTGTAGTAATAGCTCAAGTGATTTCTTATCAAAGATTATTTTATATTCAAAGTCATCGATGTTTTGTGGCTCTGGCATTTTTGTCAAATCCATTGCTGGAAGTGTTGGTTGCTCAACAGCAGTTAGTTGTTGACTTCTAACTGTTTTGTTTAACTGCGTATCACCAAAACTGTTCACAATAGGAGGAGCTGGCAAAAATGTTTTAGGATCAATACCATCTGCTGTAAGATTGAGTACTTGGCCAACAGCTTGAAATGGTCCTTGTCCCATAACAGACCCAACAACACTACCTAATATATTTCCAAAGTCCATTCCTATTTGACCAAACTTTGAATTACCTGACCCAAAAGGATTGCCAAGTTGTTTGTTTATGTTACCTGAATACTCTGATAACTTATCAACAATACCAACTGACAGATCAGTTTTTGCTTCTTTGGGAGCATCCTTTGTTAATTCTGTGGAAGCCTGTGTCTTAACATTATCTGGAAACTGCTTCAGTCCTTCTTTCAATACTGGCTGATCTTGATTAGCAACCTGCACTTTATTGACTTCTTGACGCACAGTATTAGCTGGAACACTAATACCCTCTAGTGTTGAAGTTATAGCTTCTGGACTATTGTCACTTGTGACCTTTCTCAAGTTTACTGACGATTGTGTAGTTGAACCAGCAAGAGTATCAACATTGCTTTTTGAACTTGGACTTGAAATAATTGCTGGACCATAAACGCTAGCATAGTTTTCTGCCAGATCTTTCATTTGTGCAAATGCTGGGGTTTGCCTCATTCTCTTACCAAAATTCTTAGAAGATTCTTTTGTATTCTTAATTTGTTCCTGTACACCAGATCCAACACGTTCACCAACTGTCTTTAGAGGACCAGCAATTTTATCAAAACCACCATCAGATAACTTATTTGATAATTGTTTTGCTTGTGAGACTAGTGCTTGAAACTCTACGGGTGAAGCATTGAGTGCATTACGTACTCGGCTGCTCTCACGTCTAACTTCTAACTTACCAGCTTTTGTATCATTAGGAAAATCTACCATACTAACCTACGTGTTCATTGCTGAGTATATTTCTTCAGCAAAAGCTATTCTTTCATCTTGTCCAAGACGGCGATCTTTACCGTCACTACCTTTTATTCTACTACTATCACTTTGTACTTCATATCCAGGTCTTTCATACTTTCTCATAAAGACCAAAGCTGCTTCTTCTGGATCTCTAGCTTGTTTCAATTCACCATACCCAAGATATGAATGTGTTATCAACTCAGTACGGGTCCACAACAATTGTGCATACAAACTAGTGTATGATATGTTCAGTCTGGCTGACATATCTTTTAGACCTTGGAACCTAGCTGTTGCTGGATTCCATTGAGCAATACCAAACGAACCTTCATTAGGTGCTTGCGCTATTGGATTGATGTCTCCGCCATTTTGATTTGCACCAGACTCAACACAGAAGTTACCAATAACACCAGCAGCTTGTGCACTAGTCAGATTACCACCTTCTCTTGTAATTAAAAAGTTGTATGCTCTTTCAATATTTGTATCACCAGTAAGAAACTCTTCATCAACTTCTTCTGGTGGTCTTATGTTAACATCAACACCTGGTGTTGGTATCTGATGTGTACCACGTGGATCATCAGAAGTTTTTTCAATAGTGTCTTCTAACTTAGTAATAGAACCAATTACTAATGGAAGTTGTGAGTTCTTACCATCAAAGAATATTCCATACACTTGAGCTTGTTCTTTGATACCAATGTTGGTACCAATACCAGAAGATGATCCTTCTGTGATAGGAACAACAACCTGAGCCCAAGGCAGATCAGCATCTCTGATCTCTGGATTATCATGTAAACCAAATATACGAATACGTACACGACCCATCTGTAATGGATCATCAATACTGACGACTCTGGCCATAAACCATCTTTGTTCGTCACCATAAAATTCTATATTGCTACTTGGAATCATTCTACCGATACCACATCTTGTTTCATGTGCTGCAACTTACAACCTGTGAGATGTACATCATATCTCTCATTACCAAACACATGCTTGATTGAATGGACCATATAGTCACCAGACTTCTTTTTATCTATTGGTATTTCATTTTCTTGTACAGCTCTGTTTGCAAAGAACAGAATACGATATACGTTTCCAATAGTCTTGTGTGCACCTGGTGATAAGAATCCAGATCCCTTAACCCTGATTGTAATATTCCCACTTTCCTGCAAATGCTTCTTCATTGCATATGCTGTAAGTCTCTTTTTATAGTTTGCTATATTATTTTCTTCATCTATTGTCTTGCGACTTTCCATTCCATTATTATATGCACCAGATGATGTAACCCTACTAATCACTCTACTTGTGCTATTTGCAATGTTAACTTCATCAAACTCTAAACCTTGAGGAATTGTAGGCTGTCTCGCTTGATCCAGATAGTTAGCTGCAACATCATCTAAGAAACTAAAGTCGTGATAATCAATACGTCCAGTAAGAGCATCATAGAATTGATATTTAGCTCCTACTACACCATCATGTATTAGGTTAAACATCTTTGCTTTGTCGTCATATGAATAGTCTTCAATTGGTAATGGATTGAAGTTTTGTTTATCAATTAGAATATCGTTACCCACACTTGCATTTGCCCCGTATATAAACGGCTGTCTTTTATTCAGTGGTGTTTGATCTATAAGATCTGATAACACGCCAACCTTTAAACCTTCAAGGTGTAATGTCGAGAATAGATATGCTGGATATCCAGCATCATCAGTCAATCTGTTCTTGATCCACATCATAGCTTCAATTGGATGCATGTTAGGAACAATCATCTTCATATCTCTTTGAAACTGAACTGTTTCGTGTAGATATAAAGTATCTACTCCTAAGTAATCAGTTGATATTTTGTTTAAGATGTCGATTGGATTACCATCATATCCTCGATTGACATTCTTAAAGTTTGAAATAAAACCAATATCTTCTATCAAAGTCAATATGATAGCTTCTGATCTTTCATTAACTTTAGTTGCATTATCTAAACGCTCAACACAAAACCTTTTAGTTAATGGCTCACCACCTTGTTTTGTTGTGAGTGTAATTGTTATAAACTCACCACCTACAATATCAAGTCTTTCGAGTAATCGTTTATCATCAATGAATGCTAACTCACCAGTCAGGAATGGCATATCCATATTTTCATATATTGTAATATCAGACACAAGTCCTGTAATATTCACCTCTTCAACCTGACGAGATGAATTAATAGTTACAGATTCAATTGTAAAGAAACTGGTTGGTTCTGACATTACGATAATAGAGCTTTCTTAAATGCGCTTGCTACCACTGACATATTTTCTGGTCGTATAACCTTTATTTGTTTCAGATCATTATTAATTCTCTCATACCTATCTCTATTTGTAACTTCATTATAGATTGCAGCTGCTCCAACTCTAGGATCAATATCAACATACTCACCAGCAGAGTTTTCCCAATGATGAGTTGCATTGTATTCATCACCTACTGCAACACAAGCAATCTTACCACCTGCAGGTACATTTGATGCAGTATGGCCAGGAGCTTGTAGTAAGATCTCAATCTTCTCTTGAGCTCTAAACTTAGTAGTAGTGGCCATATCAACTATGATAATTCCAAGATCGGGGAACCTACGAAGAATAGTAGCCTTTGCTCCAGTTTGGTCACCAATGATAACATCACCTGCAAGATATATGTTTGTAATGTCTGCTCTGAATTGTAAGAACTGATGAGGGAAGTCAGCCTTGACTCTTTCATCCATTTGTTTCAATGTTAGTGGCCAACCATGTGAACGTAAGTTATCATTCATCATATAGAATGTCCAATGATAAGCTGGGCTACCATATAGTTTATATGATACTTGATCTGGTCGTTCGTTTTCAATAATATTATACTTATTGTAGAACGCAGCATTATATCTTAGTTGATCAACCATATCAACATAATGAGTTAGATCTTGAGTATAGTTTAACTCAGCTCCACCTAATGTACCAGGTGTTGCAAACTCATCGCCATAGAAGTATGTTACTTTTCTAAACTTATCGAAGTATTTCATTCTTAGTATCCATCCTGAATATCTTGTTTTACAAGTGGTCTGTATTCTTGGAACGTCAAAGATAGATCAACTTCGTTTGGATGACCATCTTGCATAAACACTCCAGCTGTAGGATTGTATGTTGAAGTTACATTTCTTAGATAAGCATACTGAATCTGAGGTAGCTTAATGTCTCCACCAGCAATACCCATAGAAATGTAATATACATTTGGAAACTTAAATCCAATTGGAACGCCAGCTACATCAATAGCTTCTGGGTACATCTCTTCTCTAAACGATCTAACTATTTTTTGTATCTGATCAGCCTCACCAGGAGATCGTGGGATCAATTTAAAGTTAAATGTAAATTCTCTAAGGTTAGGTCTATCAAAAAGAATTCTGGTTCCAGGATTGATTCCTGTCTGTAAAGCAGTACTAGCTGCACCTTGTATTCCACCAGAACCAGGTAGTTTGTTAATTAATCTAGCAGCAAGTAATTCACCACCTTCTTGATTCAACCCAGCTCCAAATATACCAAATAGATCTGTAAGACCTTCTTTCAACCCTTGGCCAATAGATCCAGCTATTGATTGACCAGCATTAAGTGCTCCTAATGCAGCTAAACCACTTGTACCAAGATTAACATCTTTATACGCAACGTTATCCGCATAAATCAATGATTGTGGTAAGTATAGTGTAATCAGATTTGATCCAGTAGAAACTGCACTTTGTGCAGCTAGGTTAGTTCTAAATCTACCTCTACGGGCATTTATCTCAGCAGCCTTTTTTTGTCTTTGATCAGCTTCAAACTTTTGACGTAAAGCCTTCTCCTGCTTATTTTGCCGTGATTGCTGAAAGGCCTCAACCGCCAGGGCTCCTTCTTCTTCAGCATCATCTTGTGTGATAGCATCGGCATATGATCCTGCAGCTACTTGCTTATCAGCTTGACTTTTAGCTCCATCACCAGCGTAAGTATCATAAAATTCTTTTAGTAGAGGAACATCAAATATGTCCATTGCACTCTCTTCATCTATTTCGTATGCATCTACTTTATATGGTTCAAACTTAATGTATGCAGGATATGCTTGAATATTATCAACAGGGAATCTTAGTAACTCACCACCTTGTTGACTTGATTGTGGTTGAGAACCCTTACCTCGATACTTTGATGATATTCCCAATCCAACTGGATCATATCCACTAACACCGCCACCTCTACTTGGTATTGCTGTATCAGCTGAACTGCCTTCTGGTCTATTTGGAATTATTCTTCCGCCAGGGCCAGTTTTATATCCACCTTTATTACTACCTAAGTTTATGGCCATGTTGTATCCTTAATAAATAAAAGTAATGTAAACCTATTTATACAGTTTTTATGGCTTATTCTGGAAGATATAAAGTTAAGAATATTTCAAAGTACGAAGGAGATCTTGATAAGATCACTTACCGTTCGTCGTGGGAAAAGGCATGCTTTGTATGGTGTGATCAAAATCCCAAAGTAAAGAAGTGGTCATCAGAAGAGATTGTTGTTCCATACTTGTGGGAAATAGATAAGAAGATGCACAGATACTTTGTGGATCTCAAGATTACATTTACAGATAACAAAACAATATTAGTTGAAATCAAACCAGAGAAAGAAACAACTCCACCAAAGAGACCAGATAAGTCCAAAAGATATATTGGTGAAGCTATGACATATGTTAAGAATATGAATAAGTGGGAAGCAGCTAATGAGTTTGCAAGTGATCGTGGTTGGGAGTTTCAAGTATGGACAGAAGAAACATTATACAGTATGGGTATACTGAAGAAACTCAAAGCATTGAAACCACTAAAACCATATCGTAAAAAACGTAAAAAATAGTTATAAATACACTCATGGCAAGTCTATTTCAACAATTAGAGATTGAAGCATTCCGTAAAGGTATCACTCCACGGACAAAAGAATCTATTGCGTGGTTTCGAAAGAAAGCTACACAACTGGGTAAAGTTAGCCGTTTGAATGTAATGCAGGATGATGCAATCAAGTTGGAGAATAAACCTGATACATCACCTTATGGCAACATGTATATGTATTTCTATGATGCAAAGTATAAAGATGTTTTACCATACTATGATGCGTTCCCTTTGGTTATCCCAACAGGACCAGCAGCAGGTGGATTTTATGGACTCAATTTACACTATCTTCCATTACCAATGAGAGCAAAAGCTCTTGATGCTTTACTTGGTGAAGGTGGTGTGCCAGAAAAGTTTATCAGGCCAATGATACACAGATATCTTTTCAAACATGTTAAAAGTCGTTTTGCTTTAGTAGATAAACCTGAATGGGAGATAGCTACGTTCTTACCAACAGCTGACTTCAGGGGTGCATCAAAAAGCAAAGTGTATTCAGATTCTAGAAGGAAGATGTAATGGCTAGTGTTGACCAACTAAAAACACTTGTGAGTACCAAACTTGGTTATGCATCTGGTAATCAGTTTATGGTTACGTTGCCAACAAACTTCTCTGGTAGAGGGTCTGGTGGTGTGTTGAACTTTGTTCAGAACTTTGTTCAAAATCCAATATCAGCTTTGACAGGTGGAGGTGGTAGTGAAGAACTCAACACACTGTGTAGTAGAGTATCAATACCTGGTAGACAAATACTAACAACTGATAGAGTTATTGGTATGGAACGTCAGCAAATGGCATACGGATATGCTGTTACCGAATTATCACTTACATTCTATCTTCTTAATGACTATGGTATGAAGAAGTATTTCGATTCGTGGTATGAGATGACTGTACCAGATCGTACTGGTAAAGCTAACTACAAAGCAGACTATGCAAAGTCTGTAAAGATTCATCAGTTAAGAAAACCTCTCAAGAATGTTAACTTTGGTGCAGGACCATTCAACTTTGATGTTGGTATTGGTGGTGGTTCTGTATATACAGTTGAGCTTGTAGACGCATTTCCAAAAACAATAAATGCAATTGAACTGAGTAACGACCAAGATCAAATACTGCAATTGACAGTTGATCTAGCATATACAAATCATTATGTGTCGAGTGGAGGTGCAGGTCTTATATCTGTATCTGGAGGCCTCGGCTCAATATTTGGTTAGGAGTAAATTATGGCACTGCCACGTTTGAATGAAGTACCTCATTATGAAATGGTTATACCATCAACAAAAGAGGTAGTAAAATATAGACCGTTCTTAGTAAAAGAACAAAAAATTCTTATGATAGCAATAGAATCAAAAGATACAAAACAAATTCTAAGTGCTATCACTAATACAATCAATGCATGCTGCGAAGGTGTTGATGCAAATAAATTAGCTAATTTTGATGTAGACTATATGTTTACACAAATACGATCTAAGGCTGTTGGTGAGACTACCAAACTTCAAATGATCTGTAATAAGTGTGAACATAAAAATGCTGTTGAGGTATTCTTAGAGCAAACAAAATTATCAAGTGAGCCAAAAGATAGTGTCATTAAGTTAGACGACAACATTTCAGTTAAAATGAAATATCCAACATATAATGATATAAAGAATAATGCAACTATACTTAACACTGAAGCGTCACCAACTGAAATTGCATTTGAAACAATTCGTGTGTGTATGCATGCTATTCTTACTGAAGAAGAACAGATAATACTATCTGATGAACCACAAGAAGAAGTACAAAGATTCATTGAATCATTAACAACAAGTCAGTTTGAAAAGCTATCTAGTTTTATGAAAGATATGCCAAAACTTTTAATTGATATAGATTATAAATGTGAATCATGTGGAACAGTCAACGAGAGAACTATAACTGGATTAGAAGATTTTTTTTTCTAAATCTTTCTCATGACAATCTTGAAAATTATTACAGAACTAATTTTCAGCTGTTAAATAATTTTCATTATTCATTGAGTGAATTAGATGAAATGATACCGTGGGAAAGAGAAATTTATATTACTATGTTATTGCAACACTTAGAAGAGAAAGCTGCAAAGCAACAAGGATAATAAAATGGCGACATTAGCTGATATTAACAATACACTAATGGCTAGTAATCAGATTGCACGACAGTCTGATGCTAAGATAGATGCGTTAGCACAAATGTGGGCTGACTATACATCAGACTATCGTAAACGATACCAAGAAGAAGAATTAAAACAACTTGAAGCTGAGCGTGAAGCAAATAGAGCTCAACAAACTCAATCAGCTGCTCAAGTAACTAAAGCAACGGATGATGGTGGTGCACGATTGTTTGGTGGATTGTTTGATAATCCAATTGGTTTAGCAAAATCAATCATTAAAGGTTTATTCACTAAAGGAGTCTTGGGAGCTGCTCTGATATTCTTAGCTGATGAAATAACTGAAGCTATTGGAATGGTTGAAGATAGTACTATATCTGACCTTGTACAAGGCATGATTATTGGTGGTGGTGCTGGATTAATAGTTGGTGGGTTGAAAGGTGGCCTTGTAGGAGTAATAGCAGGAGCGGGCTTAGTCTTATCTAAGACGTTTGGTGATGCTGTAGAAAAAGCTGCTAGAGATTATAACTTTGAAAATTCAACTGCAATTCTGTTAGGTGATGTAGCACAATCACTTGGTAATATTGCAACAGGTGCAGCTGCTGGGGCAATTGTTGGTGGTCCCATTGGAGCAATTATTGGTGCTGTTGCAGCAAGTTTGTTTGAGATATCAACTTACATTATCAGATACAATACAGATGAAGAGTATAAAAAAATTGTAGATGAAGCATTTGGTAAAATGGGAGCAGCCATATCAAATGTGATGGATAGTATTATAGCATCCATACAAAGCGTGATAGAGTTTGGTAAAGAAACGCTTAATGCAGGACTAGAAAAAATTGGTCTTGGTGATTTGATAATTACTGAAGCAGAAAGAGCAAGAGCTGAAGCTGCAATGCTACAAACTGATAGTGGTCAAGCTCAACTACAAAAAGATGCAGCAGCACGAAAACAACTAGAACAAGTTGCAGCAACAAGAGCTCAATTACTTGGAGCTAGAACTCTTGAAGATAAACAAGCTATTGCTAGTGGACTTGGTATTGATACAGAAGGTTTGAGCTCAGGACAATTGGTTAGACAGATTAATAGTGTTTTGAATGCAACTACTAAAAGTAACGAAGCTGTTGTTGATGCTACAAATGATATGATAAATGCTACTCTCAGTAACTTACCAAGTGAAGAAGAAGCAGCGGCAGCTGCCTCAGCAGCTGCAGTTGAAGCAGTTAGATCATCTTTATCTACTCAACAAAATCAACTGCTTGATCAAACTGAAAACAGAATTGCAATCCTAGAGCAACAATTAGCTAACGTACAAGGCAATCGTTATTCTGGATATAGTGGTACTGTATCAGTGGCTCGAGCTAATCGTATAAGTCAGTTAGAAGAACAGATAGCTCAACAAAAGGGCATTAGACAAAATATTGTAAATGCTCCTACACAAACGACTGTGCAGAACTCAAATCCCGTCATCTTTAGTGGCAACAGGCCAAGTTCTGCACATCGTAGATTCACTAGTGATTAATCGTCGTTAGCCAACTTAGCAAAGTATGACATTGTATCGTCATCATCTGACGTATTCATCTCTGCAGCTGTTACAGGCTCGGACATAGGTGATGGTGCAGGTTCATTAACCTGATTCATCTGTGCAACTGTAGGTGCACCCATCTCAGTCTCCTCACCCAACACACGCATCAACTTAGCTTTCAGCTCGTCATACGTTTTATAGTTCTTGGGATCGGTGAACTCACCGAGGTCATGTAGTTGGTTATAGACAGCTTCCAGCTGGGATTCGTCTCCACCATGGAGAGCAGAAACTCCTGAAAATTCTGACTTATCATAATTACGATATCCTTCAACATTACGAATCTTGAGTTTAAAGTCTGCACCTTCCCACATATCAAATGGATTGACAGGAGTCTCATCTGCAAACTGAGGCTGCATAACATCCATCAGTTTGTCAAAGATCTTCTTACCAAATTTGAAAAGCATTACTTTGCCTTCGTTAACAGGATTGGATGGATCCTGCATAACAAGTACGTTGGCTACGTAATGGAGTCTGCGCTTTTGTGAACGTGCTTTCTCTTTGTCGGCATCGATGCCTGAGTTCCAGAGTCGTGAGTTGAGTTCACCAACTGGATCAGCCTGTCCAATAGAAGTAAGGCTGTTTTCGATATACCATAGACCTGTGGGTCCTTTGAATCCGTGATCCCAGTATCGTACCCACGGAAGGTCTTGTCCTTCTGCTGCTGGTAAGAATCTGAGGACTGCGTATCCATTGCCTGCCTTGTCTACGGTTGGTTTCCAAATACGTTCATCCTGGTAGTTGTTATTCTGTTGTGGTTGTGTACCACCACCAGCTTGCTCTGCAGCTTGAACGAGTTTAGAGATTTGGTCGCGATTGCGTTTTAGGTTTTCAAATGACATTGTATTATCCTTATTTTTACTGAAATATTAGCTGTAGTATTATACCATGTATACTGTATATAGTAAACATATTTATTCGAATAGAGCTGAATCTATTGAATTTGTTTTAGGCAAGAAGTTAAGAGACATAGCCTCTGCTTCCAACTTGCTCTTGATTCCTGGTGAGATAAACTTCTTGACATCTTCTGGATCAATATTATTTGCCTCACATAAAATGAGTATGGCTTCCATGTAGCCAATAGATTTCTGAATGACTTCAGTTTCAACTAACTTTGAAAAGCGAGCCTTGTTTAAGAACTTCTCTTCTACACTCATGCCTTCTTCCTCTTCTTCTTTACAGGCACTTCTGGTAGCCCATAATAATCTTCGTGCATTTCTTGAGTCCATAGACCCACATCTGGATAGACTACATTAGCATCTCGCTTTGGTTCACCCTTATGAGGACCTTCCCAGTGATACGCCATTGCAATACACTTGTATCGGATTCTATTCTGTTGCTCTTTACCATAGAACCAATCAACCCAATCACCCGTACGGATGTAGTGTTCCATGTTTCTAATGTAACCTTCAATACCAGCTACTTTAGACTCAGCACCTTTCACACCAGCGCGAAGAGCTCTTCGTTCTTCTGACAAGAGTTCTTTGTTATGCTTGATCCAACCACGAACACTTTGCAGACTCAACAGATTCTCATCTGGTAATGCAACAACAGATGGATGGACATTCTTTGGAGGACCAGCAGTCTTCTTACGATTAGCCCTAGCCTTTGCAAGACGTTCAGCTGCAGCAGCTTTCTGCTCAGCAGTCATAGGCTTGCGCTTCTTCCTCAGTTTAGGTTGAGGTTGTTCCGCTAGTTGTTTCATCCGAATTGACTTCTTCGTCTTTCCAGCCATGTCCTTTTTCCTCCATCTCTCTCATGCGGGATTGCATGTAACCAATTACTAAGATATCAATACCACTAAAGTTCTCTCGACCACCTCTCAGAGCTTCCATACGATCAATCTCGCCTTGGAAGACTCTGTAGGTGTTCATCCTATCCCCAGACATTACTGGGATCATTCGGATGCTCCAGCGATAACCTCAAGCTGTGCTAACTCTTCACTCTTCTGAGCTTCAACCTTTTCATCAAGCTCATCAAATGCACGGCGTGCTTCTAACTTAGATAGCAGCTCTTGGTTCTGTGCTACACGAGTCTTAATGATCTGCATTGCAAGTTCATTCTTATACTCGAGCAAGACATATGCACGATACTGTGTACCATTCTGAACAATCTGTTGTTCTTTGACCACATAACCAGCAACGTCAGCATCAGCAATCAAGTTAACAGTAGCTTGCTCAAACTCCTGAATAACATTAGAGTCAAAGTCAGATTGGCCAATCCTCTTCTTGAATGACTTCAGCTGAGAACGCAGCTTTGAGTCTACACGATCAGCAAGAGTAGTCTTGGCAGCTAGAATAGCCATATCAACTGAAAGTTGTAGATCGGGTGTTTGGGACGTGCCAACAGCAAATACAGCATCATCAGACTCCGGCATTTTCTCATACCACTTAGGCATGATCTTTAGTTGTTCTTCAACTTGTTCTGTACGATATTCAAACTCAGCATGAGTCATAGTACCTTCAGGTGGAATATCTTTATCAGCACAAGCCGCTAATGCAGACAGAGCTGCTAATGGTGCAATAAACCTTTTCATAACTGTTCTAACCTTTCAATCATTGCATCACGAATACCAGAATCAATAACATACGTTAGTAAGTCTGGATAAAATATTATTGTACATACGCCAACAATAAAACCTAACATAATCTTAATCATTGTATAATTCCCAAGCTGAATATCATCTGTAAGCCTTTAGCTACTTCTGCACCTTCAGGTTCCCACGGATCACATTCAACACCAAATAGAACCAACTTCAAACATGACTGAACTTTGATAACTTCTGTCTTTGTGACAACTTCTCGTGGAGCTGTTTTACATTCGTATCTCTGTTCACTGTTAGTACGTCCCCACTTATCAGTCTCGACAGTCTTGACATACTTACACTCTTGACCAAGCTCAGCCTTAGTTCCAGTCGTTATCATAATTAACAGTATCGCGGTAAGCATTGCCATAATACTTTTCCGCATACTGAGACGCATCAGTCCAAGCATTGATATTTCCATTATCATATTTGTCAAAGGAACGCGTCTCGGTCTTACGGACACGTTGGTTACGTTTCAGTTTCTTTGAGAATTTTTTAGATGCCTTACGAATAAGCTCTAATCTTTCTTCACGGGTCTGCATAATAAACTCCTCATAAAAATAACAGATAATACATTATCCCATATTTTTGAAATAAGGTCAACAATTATTTTTATGAGTTATAGATTTTTCTGAGCATATCCTCAAACTGATCAACCTTCTCAACACGGTTAGGCCAGAGAATATATTCTTTCTCTGGATTCTTCTTGAGGTTATTCAGTAGAGGTGTGATTGCGTTATACAAACGATCAATCTTATCTTGAGTTGCATCAACACCAACAGCCATCTTCTCAGCTGTATCTTTGGCTTGCTTTACAGCATCAAGCTCCGACTCGTCAACTGCTGTGAATCCAAAGTCAAAGAAATCATCAGCCATAATATTCTCTCCTCTTGTATGCGTATGTCATAAACAAAGAATATGCCAACAGCATGAACAGTATATTACCCGTTATCAATGATTGACTAATCACCCAAGCAAATGGAGATATGATCATCAAATCATATAGTTTTACTGCTGGGGTCTTTTGGTCTGCTTGTAGCATACGTATTTGTTTCCGATCGGTGTTTCAATTGGCATTGAATATACACCTGGTTCATCACTTGGAGCTCTGCATGGCTCTAGCTTTTCCCAATATGTGTATCCGTTTGCCTCGTTCTCAACCTTTGCGTTGAAAAAGTCTGTGTTGCCCCATGCAATCAGACCTAAAAATAAAATGCCTTCAATCATCTGTTTCTCCAAAGTTAGATGGTGGCTAACCATAGGCCACCGCGGATGTATTTAGGCATCACCCTCAAATGTAGCAGAGCCAGTGTATACGTGCTGGGTGCATTCTCCTTTGTGTTATGTCAAGGATTTCAACTTGACGTCTTTATTTATAAAGTTTCCAGCGAGGGAGCTGAGAGAGGAGCTAAGTTGCTCTACCTCACTGGAATTTCTATCGGTTATAGGTTTCTATCGTCCAACCGTCTGTAAACCTATAACCGAAACTTTGTATACGATATAATATCCCGAACTGTTTCTCTCGTTGCTGTCTTATAAGGACCCATAACATTATCTATCTCATAATGATGTACACCTTCAGGATCTACAAGACAATGCCATATCTTACGAGTGCGATCATATGGATCTTCTTCAATATCAGTACGATACTGCCAACCATCGATAGAGAACTGTAAAAAACCAAACGGTAACATTATGCAGCATCCGCTTTCATAAGTTGACCCATCTGATCACAGAAGTGCTCCAACTCCTCGTCAGACATATCTGACAACTTATCGCTAATGAAGCGAGCATAAGACTTGCTCATTGCATCAGCAGCTAAGTAGTAAGCTGCCTCTTCCAGCTCAGTACGCTGGAACTCAGCAAGAGTACCAGAAGGTACACGCTCTGACCAATAAGCAGTATCAGTATGACATGGAAGTTTACCCATGAAGTTACCAGGTGCAGCTGCTGTGAATGCTTCTGCTTCAGCGCGCTGTGCTACGATATAATCTACTAATGCTTTTTCCATAATTAACTCCTCTATTAATACTGAAAGTTGTTGATATAATCAATTGCCTTGTCAAGCAGCTCTTCAGCTGTCTTCTTATCTACATCGAAAGCCTTCATGATGGCTTCTACACCTTCTACAGCATTCTTAGTAGGACCAATAACATCTAAAATCGTATCATAATTTTTCATTTCTAACTCCTCAATAACTCTCTACCCTTATATTATACATCATTTTTCAAATAGGGTCAAGCATTTTTTTGAAGTTTTTTCATTTTTTTACCAACTTTTTTCATCACCGCTTATTGTTGGTGGATCTTCTAACATCTGTAGACGATACTTTAGCTTATCAACTTCCTCTGTCAATTCCTTGACACGTTTGATTAGATAATACTTCTCTGCAGTTTCTTCTGCAAGCTGTCTCTCTACAATTTTGATGTCTGGATCCATTTTGTGTATATCTCCTCTTGAAGCCTATATGCTTCTTCTTCCCATGGAAGGTTCATATATGTATCAACTGTATCGTAGATACCGATATATTCTTCACCCTTCCAGGCTTTACGAATACCATTATCTTTTAACAATCCACGCTCATGTTGACGAACGTGAACCATTTCATGAAACACAGCTGTCATAAAGTCTTCTTCGATAAGACCAGTCTGTATCTCAAGCTCATGCTCACCTTTGTCAATACAACAATGGTATGCATCAGCATCACCAGGAATATCAGTGATCGTAACTTCTATCTCAATATTTCTCTTACGAGGCATCAAAGTCTTCAGAGCAAAGTTAACAGCTTCATAAGCCATCTCACGCTCTTTGTTAGTGCCACCTTCAATAGATAATACAATCATAATAATACTCCTCTAGTAATATTATACATCATATTTGAAATAGGGTCAACCTTTTTTTGAATGTACTTCAATTTTTACATTATCACCAACTTTAAACTTTAGCTGGTCATGAAAGTGATGTAGAATGAATTCACAACGACCATCAGAAAAGTCGTTGAAGATATTCTTCCACAAAGGTCTCCAGTTCTCTGTCAACCTGTGGTTGTTCATATTACCTCTATCAGAATTAAGAACAAGATCTGTATATGAACGTAGGTTGAAGTCAAAGATAGAATCAAAGCCCCACATATGAACACGATCAGCTTTTAGTTTCTGTGCAGCATAATATACAGCAAAGTGGCCACAGTTAAAGTCTGTATAGTTATTGGCATATGAAGGCTTCTTTATATAAAACTCTTTTACTCTATTTGCAATTTTCATATGGAAACCAGGATTCTGTTGACAGTAAACTTGAGGTCTCATACCCAAGATCCACTCACCAGGAGGATTGATCTCACCCTTTGCGATTGTTTGCATCATCTTAAAGTCTACAATGCAAGTTGCATATTGGTCTGGAACATTGAATGGAGGAATGTTACATACCAACTTTAATCCTTTGCGGTTCTGCTCCTCATTATAAAAATTTACAGCATCACCGTTACCAATAACATGAACTGTCTTAGCCATTGACTATAGCTCTCCTAATCTGCATCAAGCCACGAATCTTATCGTTACCCTTCTCTCCAGTATGGTGTTGGATACGTATCTTACCTTTGTATCCATCATGATCAGTTGCAAGTCTCATTACGTTCCACTCAAACGGTAAATCATTAATGTATGTCATACGAGTGATAGGATTCAATAATGAATGCAGTACCTCTTGATCTCCAACTTCTGGTTTCTCTCTAATAGCATTACACCACTGATGTAATATCATTGGTCTATCTATAAAGCCAACTACACCTGAGTTATGCCAGATCTCTCCACGTCTCTTTGTCCATGGTTTGTCTTCTACCATGTTTAGTTTATTTGGTTCTAAAAGACGGAACAGTGGTGCTAAGTTTGATTTAACTTCACAATCTGTATCAAGCCAGACAACTTTCTTTGCAGGTGCATGCATCATAGTAACAGGCTTGTTAAACCAACCTTGATCTGGTGTATCTGTAAGGTCCATAATACCCGATACACCAGGAGCAAATCTAATCCTATTGACAGTGGCTTCACTCATACCAAAGTCTGCAATAATAAGTGGTTCACTTGTATTCTGAGAATAGTTTGCTAAGAACCACTCTAGCTGCCAAGCTGTCTTTTCATCACAACCTGTAACTACGCAATTATCGTATTTGTATTTACTGGACATCTTCTATACCATATGATTTCAATGACTGGAAGTTGTGCTTTGACTGCACACCCATTTCATTCTGAATTGTACTAAAATTATCTCTCGCTTCACAAGTCCACGGAAAGAACTCTTCTAGTGATGGAAAGAACTGAATATTTAAAAACACATCTGTTGGACCAGCAACTTTCTTAGCTGCATCCATTAACATCTTTGCTCCATGAGGCTTTACCATATATCCATGAGCTCCACCAAAGTATGTCTTCTGTGTGAGAGGATTAACACCAATAGTTGATGGAGTAATAAACTGACCATATGATGGCTTTGCAAATGTAATAACACTTTGGAAGTTTGCTTTTACAGGAGGCATACCAGTAATGTGTGCATCATGCTCAAAGATCATGATTGTTTCATTACGTAATGCAGACTCTTCCCACAGTGAATGATGTGACAGGAAAGCGGACATACAATTTAGTTTACGCGAATACTTTTCTTCAAACTTATCGTGAGGCAAACCTTTTGCTTCAAACAGTTTATATGGATCATCCTTTGGAGTAGTAGCAGGCCACATCTCTACATTAACATCATAGAGCTTTGCAGACTTAATACATCTTCGAGCAGCTATTACAGACTTCTCGTTGTCCATTATTGTGATCACATATGCTTTCATAATCTATCCTGTAGTCGTTGATGGAAGTCCTTGCACCTTGGTGTAGAATGTTTTAGTTACACCCATCCTTGGTATTATCTGCTTACACATCAAAGCATCGTTTGGCCAAGCGCCATATTCTTTCGCAGCTGCAATAACATTCTTTGCTCCAGCTGGTTTAATTATATATGCACTATTTCCAGCAAGGCCTTGTGGTACATTAAACTCATCAATAGCTGGAACAGGTTGAACTTCTTTATCGTTGCTCTCAATAATTTCTTTATATTTCTGAGCTCGTCTTGTAGCCATCAGCGGATTGTTTATGCCTATGATGTCATACTTAGATTCTAAGATTGAATCTAACTGTGCAACTCTATGCACAAATAGAGCATCATGTTCCAATACTAAGATTGGTTCATCTTGTTTAACGCACTGATGCCAAAGTCTATAGTGACTCATAAAACATGCAATACGTCTTTCTTTGTATTGTGTTGGATAGGCCTTCAGTGTCAAACCAGACGCAAAGTCAATTGTTTGTCCATCCCAAGGATATGTCCACTTCAATCCTTCACCAACAAGAGTTACGTTTGCAAATTCAGGTGTTGTTGCTGTAAACATCTCAAGGTCAAAGTTTTCTGTATTGTGTGTATCTTTTAGTGACTTCTTAAGTTTTTTAAATCCACCAAGCGATACTTGATTATTAGGTATTACGATACAGTATGCTTTCATTTTACTTGTACACCTCTACCATCAACAAGTTTGTTATAGTGTGGAAAACTATCCAACTTATAACTACTACCTAAGAAGTCAAACAACTTCTGTGGCTTGTCTCCGTTAAGTATATCCAGCACTAAGAAATCATCTGGACGATACTTAAAGTATTCACGAAACTCACGATCCCAACGATCGTATGCATTACTATACAAAGTATACACGAAAAAGGGGTCACCGTAAACAGTTTTTCTTATATCAATCTGTCTTTGACCTTGATTCCATTTCTTCTTACGTTCAAGATATGGATGCATAGATCTTAACCAAGATTCTTTATCTCGTACTGTGTATATGAACTTTGAGTTAGGAAACTTCTTATCAAGATCCTGATAAACTGGTATCACTGGAATATCACCACAACCATCATTATTCATATCATACATCTGCTCATCAGTAGGATAATGAATATGGTTATACCCAGCCTTCTTCAATACTTCTGTAAGAGTGGTCGTGCCTGTACGAGATAATCCTAAACACCAAATTTTAGCTTTCATTATGGAGTCCTCACAACAAATCTATCATACTGCCATTCACTTGGATCATTATTAACAATCCTTAGTAACTGTTCTTCATTCATATCATCTGCACCAGGAAACATTGCATGCACAAAACATGTATCTGGTTTGCGATGATCAACAATGTAACGGTCTGCATGATTAATATCTCTTGTACCATGAATAAAGCTATTCCACTTTGAATCCATAAAATCAATCTTCATACCAGTTGCAAACATCATAGTATGAAGATATCCTTGATCTGAAGTATAGAAACTGTCAAGTGGTTTGGTACGAATAAGGTTAATATACTCTTTGAACTTTGTCCATTTCTCGCGAGCATGTTTTGCTCCAGATTGAGAGTATAAAACTACTCCTGTATTGTAAACTTTGACAAGCCCTTCTTCTGTCCTTGGAACATCAAAGCCATATGCTTCTTCGACCGTTTTTGCCCAAAGGTTATCTTGTTGAGATGTGATTCTACCTTTTGTGATCGTCCTTTGCTTTGGTTGCCACGTTTCTTCACATATGCTGAGTTCTCCATCAAACTCTTCAAATATATTATCAGTAATCCCATCAACGGGGAAAATATCAGTATCACAAAAAAGGATGTTGTCGTATTCACGGTACTTCTTGCTCCATAATGGTTTGAATGCTCCATAGTGTGGTGTGTAGCTACCAAAGTCCATACCGAGGCCTTTTATCCATTGTGGATTATCCTCAAACACATGATCTGCGCCAATATAGTCAGCATACTTCTTCATAGCTTTAACACCAGCATCTACAGACTGTCTTTTATTACCATCCCAAAATTGATAGATTACATTCTTCATTATATTAATTCTTTTTTGACTAATGCTTTGTAGTTCTCTAGCTTGCTTCTCTTTGGACCGTTTGGTGTAACTTTTGTTCTGATGTGAATGATTTCAGCATCTTCAACTCCATCTTCAAAACTAGAATAATTCCATTGCTGACGATCTAAGTAATGACTCTTATGATTCTTTATACCAGCCAATACTGCAAGTCTATGCATAATCCCTTCATCATTATAGTTATGACTAAACTGAGTAGCCTCACTCATGTTGAAGTGTGGTCTGAGACGTTGCCTCATTTCTTTTGTTAACCTATAGATTGATCCACCCCAATATGCATAATCTGGATTTGCAAGAAATGGAAACTGATCATGAATCTTTTTTATAAGATGTGTTTGAATTCCATGGTGTCTACCAACACCAGTCTCATCTGTGAATATATTCTTTGTCTGACCCTTACGAGTGAACATATCAATATCCATCATTACAACAACATCATATGAATCCCACTCTTCATCTAACATACACATCTTCTGAGATTGATTTGATAGTCCAGGCTTAACAATACCTCTGACAAGTTTATAATCAACATTACATTTATCTGCATATGCTTTAATGTTCTCTGAGGATTGCTTCTCGAGTTCACCAAGTTTACCATTGTAATGTTGTAGGATTATACCCTTCATTGTATAGCTTCCCAAGTCTCTTTGATAGCATCTTCAAATGGTGTGTACTTAAAATTAAATTCTTTTGTTAGTAGATCGCCATCAATCTCTTGTAGAGGAATTTCTGTATATGAATCTCCTTTCTCTACAATATCGTGTGGGATATTAATACCTAATGTGTTTACAATCTTGTCAGCTAGATCCTTGATAGTGATTGGTTCATTAGCACTAATGTTGTATATGTTTGAAGAACATTGTGTGGTTGCTAATTGATAGATTGCTTTGGTTGCATCCTTTACATATACAAAGTCTCGTTTCATATTAAGAGCTGTATCATATAGACGAATACCTTTACCTCTCTTCAAGTTATCCAAAGCTCTCGGAATAATTCTACTTGTAGAGAAATCAAAAGGTCCATACAAGTTTGCTGGTCTTACACTAATAACATCAAGATCATAATAGTCCCTATAGAATTTTGCAAACTCTGTAGCAAGGTATTTTGAAAACTCATATGGAGATCCAGGATTAGGAATAGCATTTTCGTTTGTAGGAACAACTTCTTGGTATCCATATACCTTATCAGTCTCGATAGAGATTACTTTACTTACTCTATTCAATCGGGCTGATTCAAGTATAGATGATGTACCTAATCCATTAACTTTATATGCATCATATGGATTACGTTCACAGTCTTGAACGACTGGCTTACCTGCTGTATGTACAATAATGTTGATATCACGCTCACTGACAATTCTGTTAATTGTATCAAAATCATTTATATCAACAGCATATTGATTGTATGATGCCAACACAGGAGCACGGGATATTCCATAAACCTTATATCCATTTTGCATAAACGTGTCCGCTACATGCTTTCCAAGAAAGCCTGAGCTTCCAGTAATCAAAACATTCATTTTAACCCCATTAAGTACTGATCTAATATATTTTTATCATGGTTAACAAACCCATGATGGTTCTTGTGCACACCACCCCAAGGATGACTTAGTACTTGGTACCAACCAAACTCAGCTGCATGTAGCTTATGTTCTTCGTATAGATTATATACCATAGAAGTTTGCAAGCGATCTCTACGGTGGATGATTAGCTGATCCAACATATACACTTCATGCTTAGATCCTTTCTCCATAGGAGAGTCATAGAACTGATCAAACATATTCTTTCTTGTTACAGCAAAGCCATGCACAGTTCCATTCTCATATGCATCTTTGATATATGGTTTCCAATCAGCAGTCTTGTGAAAGAAACCATCAAACCTTGCTCTAACAATAACATCATAATCTTGATCAATTTGATCAACAAGCCACGAATGTATCAGTATTTGTTTAACGTGATGTCTTGTCCATTTTGTCTTTTCTGCTGATAATCCTTTAGCCCAGTTTACACGTTCTGTGAAGTAGTGGGATATGTGAGCATCTGTTGGTACATCTGTGTATGGATGATAATCTGGTTCTGGTTCTTTGAAATAAAAACAATTGTCGTCTGGAAAGTTTTCTTCAAATACATTTCTAAAACTATCGTAGGTTGCATAGTAAAAGTTGTGACCCGCAAACTTTTCTTTTTGACGTTGATTATTTTTTTTCAAACTTGTTAGTGGATTAGATGATGTACACGTCCCACTGATACATACAGCTACTTTCATTACTTAGTCCCTTGAACATATATCCATTGTTTGTGACTGCATCCTGGTCCAGTAGGTCTTAGATCTGTTTTGATGTCAGTAAACCCAATCTTCTTCAGATCGTTCTTTACTTGATCTTCATTACTAACACTCACATCATGTAATCCGTTTGTTGTTTTAGCATTTGTATCATTATCATAATACCCAGCAGTCTGTAATATGTTACCTCTTGAATAGTTTCTGTAGGTGTTGCTTTCTGTATCTCTACCGCCATAGCCCATCTGGAAACAGATATGGCCACCAGGCTTTAGAATTCTATATGCATCTTGAAGAATAGAAAACCTCACATCATAACAAGCAATATGTTGCAAACATATCACACTGAACCAAACATCATAAGATTCATCCTCACAAGGAGTACTCTTACCATCACACACAAAAAGCTGACTATCAGTGATGCCAGCATCTTCTAAGTTGATCTTAGCATTATCAATGTTTTTCTGGCCAATGTCAACACCATCTATTTGTTTAAATCTATTATTAAACTTAATGATATTTCTTCCAGGACCAGTACCATAATCAATTGCAATCAAGTTTGTTGTATCAAAATCTTTGAATAGATACTTGTCATAATCTTCCCATGCATTATGTTTATGATATCCACCAACAACAGGATTCTTATTCTTCAGCGACCATTTATTTGCCTCACTATGATAATGAGAACGCTGCATGTTCAAATATTTGTCTACTGTCATCTCTTTTCCTTCAGGTAATACTCAAGATCTTCTGGAGTACCTAAACCCCACATCTTATCTGCTTTGAATGTTCGTACAACTTTACCATCTTCAATAGCTTGGTTATATACTGGACACACATAGAATTCATTGTTAACTCGTATGTCTTTTCTTATCATATCTTCTGCATACTTAACAAAGTCAGCACCGTGCTTCCAATAATAATATCCAACAGTGGCTTGATTTGAGATAGGATTCTTTTCTGCAACTTCTGTTACAATACCAAGTGTGTCTGTTTTTGCAAATGACCATTTTGGATGTGTAGCTTCAAACACAACTATGCCACCATCACAATCTCGTTCTTGCATCTCATACATAAACTCTAATGGTTCCCACTCAACGTACTGATCAGAATTTGCAAATAACAGAGGTGATCCATTATTGATAAACTCTTTAGCCATAAGAGCTGTACACGCAGCTCCTTCTGTAATTCCATCTACTTCAACAATATCACAGTCTGGAGTAATCAGATTAAGCATACTTTCGAGATTGTACTTTTCGTTATGTTCTTTTTGTACCACATAAATGAAATGAGCATCTACTCCAAGATTCTCCGCGACAACTTGAATCATTGGCTTGCCATCAATATCAATCAATGGTTTTGGAAAAGTGTATCCAGCTTCTACAAAACGTGATCCTGCACCTGCCATAGGAATCAGTACGTTTAGATTATCATCCTTCCATTTTGGTTTCATATCATTACCTTTCAAATTCTTCAGAATCTTCTCTCTAGTGACATCATAAGGATTGTCTACTCTAATATAATTGGCTCTTGATCTCTGAGCGGCAAGTAATCCAACTGGAGAGTCCTCAATGATATATGTATCTTCTGGTAAACACCCCATCATAGACATAGCTTTCCAATACATCTCTGGATGTGGTTTTGAGTTCTTTACATCTTCGTTTGATACAATAACAGAACAATGTGACATAAGCTCTACTCTTGCAAGAGCTGTCAATACTGTTCTGCGAATAGAATTAGAACATACACCAATGGAATAACCTAAGTCCTCTAGTTCTTGGAACAAGAGTTTGATTTCTTTCATTGGAGATAGTTGATTGATAAGTTTGATTGTGAGTAGTTGTTTTGCTTCATACACACGATCATGCATCTCTACTGGCAAACCTTTTAGCTCAGTAAGCATTTGAAGTTTTTGTCTGGTCTTACGACCATCATATATGTTTAGGTGCTCTTCTTCTGTAATCTTATATTGATCATCAAGAGCAGCATTTAACGATTCATAGTGTATCTTTTTTGCATCAATAAGAACACCATCTAAATCAAACAGGACGAGTTTCATAATAGTATTTCATTATATTGTCGGAACATATTCCAGTGAATAAATTAACATCTGTATTATGTATCTCTGGCATAACAGCGATAGAATTACCACCAGCTATAGCCATCTCATTTGGATATGCCCATATGTAGCCATGACTGGTAAGAGTATAGCTATCTTCTTCATGCCAGAAATAATTTAACTTTGTTGGCTGTAGATAAGTTAATGCAGCAACATTCTTACAGTGAATCCAGAACCTACGGTTCTCGAGAAAGTTCATGTCTGTTTTGTATTCAGGTCCATCATGGCCAAGCCACCAACCTTTGTCATACCAAACATCAATCTCTACATCAAAGTTATGAGCTAATGCTCTTTGTATATGTGTTGGATGGTTTTCAAGAACTGGTTGTTTACCATCCATGTTACCTCTATGAGATATCAGAATCACTGTACAGCCTCCATTAGCTCTTTTACATTCTCTCCTCTATTAGGCAACTTATCTTTCAAGAAGAAATGTACAAAGTTAGCTTTCTTGATATTCTCATCACTGATAGCACTATACAAACCATTCCATCTCCACTTGAGATGTTGGCAGTTCATATTTTCTTTTCTGACCCAATAGTTGAGAAGTGTCTGATCAGTAGACCACTTCCACGCACCTTGGCCATCAACAAAGTCTTTGAACTCTGGTCTCTGAATAAACTGCTTTCCAGTTTCACCACGTAAGTATTTTGTGATAGATTTATTCATCAGCATAAGACCCATATTATAGAATTCAGATCCACGTTCATCATTATACCAATTGATCTTATTCAAGGGTCCATACTGCATACGAGTATAACCAACCAGCTTTTGTTTGTACCAATCTAAGATTGGCAGCTGCCGTTCAATAACACCAGCAAAGTCTGTTTCTGGTTTGAGCTCATCAAAGATATTTGGAGACCCAGGACGGATCCAGATGTCTGCATCTACAATACAGATCTGATCATACTTGTCCCAGTAATCAAATGCATTTTCTTTTTCATAGATAGGCAAGAAGCCACCATACTTCTCGTATGACTCCTTGCTTCTATTGGTAACGAATATATCAGGCTTAATCCTCATCTTTGGTACTTTCTGTACCACATGATCTATATTATGTTCTTTACAATAATCTCTAACTGAATTTGTACAATGGTCATATAATTTAGAAGGCTTACCTGTGTAAACCTGATATATCATTCGTTTCATAATGTTTACTTCCTTGGTGGCCTTCCTTGAGGTGGTTGAGGTGTTTTTGATTTTTGATATGCTTGTGCACCAAAGAATGCACCAACCAAAGCAGATACCGACACAAAATAAGTAGGAGCAATATCAGCTAGAAGCTGACTTGTAGATTCAAAGCTAAACGGTAACAGATCAGTAACTACAATACCTACTGGATATATCAATAACCCCCATAGAGCAAACCACGCCATTCGTCTAATTTGATCTTCTTTTTTATCTTCGTTTTCTGCTCTCATCATCTCTCGTTCTAATTCAAATTCCTCATCAGTAATTATACCATCGCCGTCTTTGTCAAAATGTTCATATTGACTCCCAGCTTCTAACTTCTTTTGTGCAGCCATCTGCGTACTCCTTAATTATGTTAGCAATTTCCATTGCACGATCATAATCATTGCGTAGACGATTGGACCTAAATCCATTTTCCACGAACCACTCGATGGTATTTATACCAGACTTAGAATGCCCTTGCATGACCTGACAACCCATGTTGAAGTCCTTAATAATCTCTTCAAACTCAGTTCTGAGATTTAATACTTGCATAAATGTCATCCATCCATCCTCACAGTTAGACAATCTTGAAGTTGCTCAAAAAGATACTCTTCAATATCATCCTGGTTACATTGAAAGCGAATACCAAGCCCACCAGCTTGCTCCCAGCGGTAGATATTCTCGGGCTTATCATCAATCAAAATGTTAGGTCTGCCATCAATAGGACTCATAGCATACTTGTGTTTGTTTGATGTAAAGATACAGTTACAAACTTCTGGCATGAAGTTCATACGCTCTAACCATACACGTTTGTGATAGATAGAGTTTGTCTCATCACCACGCATAGGAGATGAACAGATACCCCACTGGATATCATTCTCAAACGCTTGTAGCTTGACGTGATCTACAATCTTAGCTGATAAGTTTTTCTTACCATCAAAGAAGCATGGAAGTGTATCAAAGAAGTCTGTATATGCAAGTTGTGCAAACACTTCTTCTTTCCACTTTAGATCTTTCCAATGTCTAACATTAAACCGATCTTCAATTCCACCAAAGAAGTCAGCAATGACTCCATCCATATCCAAATAAATCATGCAGAGATCCTTCCATCTTCAATTGCTTGGTTAATAATATTGCTTGATCTGTTGTGCATCATACGAAGATACTCATCACGACCAAACTGTTCAAATACTGCATTCTCAACAATGATGCGGAAGTGAGGAGCAACCCGCTCTTCAACAATATCCCACTTATCTTCATTAGATGCATGAATAGGTAAATCACGTACACGAAGATTCTTATCAAGAACACGAAGCTCACGATAACGATTCATCAGACCGTTATTAAAGATATCATGAACAACATTCTGTGCACGACGGAAGCGATCCAAAGACTTGTTCTTTGTATACTTCAGTTCACATGCACCCTTGAATGGTACACGTTCATTCAATGCATCAATCCAAGGCTCAAGATCTTTACAAGAATTTTCTAACCACATAATTTAGCTCCTTCTCTGGTTATACTAATATTATACACCACTTTTCAGAAAAGGTAAACAGTTATTTTAAAATTATTTGAATTATTTTACGAATGCACCAAATCGGCCATGGATGTCTGGATAGTCAACCCAGTTGTATCCTTCTTCGTGCATATCTAACATCTCAGCCATACCTGGCTCAAAGAAGTGTGGAATAAATTCTTTATTATCCCACTGGAAGTCTGGATTACGTCTAAGATGTACTTCTATGAGTTTGTTACCAATAAATTCACAATTGACCCATGGCTGATCAATAATAGGATCTAAGATCTTTGGGAAATCAAATACTCGCTCAACAGCATCCCAGTCATCTGCTTTTTGCCACTTACTCCAATTGGTAAATGTGTCTGGTTCTTTAAATCCTTCTACAATTAGGTTTGGTAATCCATAATGATAATCTACTGTGAAGTGTCTACCTTCAAACCATTCACACCAGAAGTGACCTGGAGTAAGATGATTGGTGTTATCATCAATCCATACTTTCTCAGCACCTAACCCTAAACCCAATGCATTGACACAAGGACGGACCATATACCAATCTGGTTTTGGTACAGGAGTACCAACAGGACCACAAGTATATTCTAACTTTGACGATAGGATAAGTTTATCCATGATCCACATAAGATTTGGATCAATTGTTTGCCAAACCTTTTCTTCATCAATGAAAGAGTTTACGTCTGTCATATTCTGCCTTTGTGTCTAATAATAGCTTTGTGTAGTTGTCTCTGTTCTCCTTGAAAACAACCGGCCCGTATTCGTCCACGTCCATAAGTATGACGGTGTTTGGGATTGCCATCCCAGTCCTCTCTTCGAACATAATTGCATAAGCCGACGCCTGTGCAAAGTAGTTAGAAATCTTTTCCTTTTGTTTTGGACGACGCGAGGTCTTGAAATCAATAATCGACGGTACACCATCAAACTCCGCTATGCAATCGCAACGACCAGCCATACCAAGATACCGACTGAAGAGAGCAACTTCAAGTCCGTAGATCTTTCCAATGGATTTGTCAAGGATTGGTTTAAGGTTGAGGAGACTTTGTTGAATGTGTGGTAGATAGTTTGAAGTATCTTCATTTTTCAAATACTCTTCGATAATACTATGTACAGCACTACCGCGATTAGAAGCTCGAGTGCCAATCTTATTTGCTTCCTCTTCTCCGACTCGTTGTCTCCATCGTCGGATTGATTCTTCATTGATTATACTTAGTACAGTTGTAACGCTAGGATACTTACTACCATCAGGAGCAACATATAACCTGCGTTCTGGGGTTGTGTCCGTATCCAGATCAGAATATCCAAGATCCAGTTCAACATGCTCAAACACCTTTGCCATTTAGAGTATTACCTATCAATTCTTCATTGGCACTATATTCCGGAATACAAAACATATTGCCCCATGGTTTACCATTATACTTCATCTCAGCTAAGTTTGTCAACGGTTGCCAGTATTGTTGACCAAATGCTTGACACTCTTCAACATCTTTGAAAGGCATCTTGTCATACAAGAAATGTTCAACATATTCACCTGGTGAAGCAAACATAACTATAAGTATATAGTACTTCATGGAATGTCATTCCAACCAATCAATCCTTCGAGTTCTTCTGGGTCAAATACAACAGTACCTGTTCCACCTGCAAGAAGACACGTGAAGCCATTCATTGGCTGCCTTTCAACAATTGTTACTTGATCATCATCTGGATCAAACATAACAAAGAAATCTGACTTAAAGCCAGACCCATCACCATTGAAAGAGTTGCCATAAAAATACATTAGAGGCTTCATGCCATCTTTCTTTACCTGTGATAACATCTCCATTGCGGCTTCAAGAGTTGGAGCACAGATAACAGGTTTGTTATACAGAGGGGCTGATGGTCCCTCTAGCTCTTGTGCCATTGCAGCATTCATTGTAACAAGTGCGACAATAACTAATAAAAAGGCAAGCATTATAGATCTAAAATTCAACATTACTTCATTCCTAGCATCTCCTTCGTCATAATATAATCACGAAGAAAGTCTGATCTTACAATATCTTGCCAACCAAAAGTAATCACACTAAAGTTCTTCAGTTGTTCTACTATCCGTAAGAATCTCTGGACACCATTCCGTTCCGCTTCATCCTTGAAGTCAGACTGGTGATAGTCTCCGCTAAATATGATTCTGCAATTGTTACCTACTCGTGTGATAACAGAATCAAGTTCGTGGAAGTTGAGATTCTGCATCTCATCCACAATGATCACCGCGTTGTCGATTGTTAGTCCCCGTATGAACGACGTAGTGATAAATTCCAACTGATGGCTACTAACCATCTTATTATATGTAGCTGAATCATTAAACAGCTCAAAACATATAGCCTTGTATGGTGTCTCAAACACCTCTTTCTTTTCTTCTACCGTTCCTGGTAGATAACCCATGTCTCTGGTTGGGACTACCGACCTGACAATAATAACTTTATCATAAGCCGTCTCTCGCTCGAGAACTGCCTCCAATGCCAAGTATAACGCAACAAAAGTTTTACCAGTACCAGCTGAACCAGCAAGGACCAGATTATCTCCGTCATCCCATGCATCATACGCTCTTTTCTGGTTATCTGTTTGTGGCTCATAGTTATATAGGTCTTCTATTCGTGCTGTTGCTTTACTCATGTCTTAATTGTATTTCCTGAGCCTGATCCCTTTTTAATTCTACCCATAAGATCTCGCCACTCACTACCAGCTCGTGTCACATTTGATCTTCCATCATCAGACACAAACTTAGGAGGCACAAGAACTCTCTCTATATCATCATCTTCTAATAATTGTGCAAGATCGTCAAACTTTACATTAACATCAAAAACTTCGTCAGTAGATTTTTTACGCAGCGTGTATATTGGCACGTATCTGTTCCTTTACTTCTTCAATACGTTCTTTAAGAACTCCTATTGTAGTATGTAGATGTCCAGTATCATGTGGCTGTAGACGATCATGTAACAGTCTTACTTCACATTCTAATACTGAAAGATAATCTAATTCATCTACGCTGCTTGAGTTAATTTGTACCATGATGGCATCGTCCTCTTTGTCCAAACCATTTTAAACTTCTTAGTCTGATAGAACTCTTGATACGACTTTACAGGATCACCAATATGCATGCATTGCGGCTGATCTTTCATAGCCAGCTTGAATTCAGTCATAGGTCCTTTAGGAATATTCCTAGGTGGTGATTGCAAGCCCCATAGCAGTTCAATACCTACCTTATGAGTCCTACCATATCTATATGTATACTCTTCACTAAGTGCGCGTAGATGCTCCCAGTGCCAACGATAGTTAGCTTCTGATTCCATAGTCCATAAGGTACAAGGATGTTTCTCATGTACATTAGCCATATACAAAAGTTCTGCTTCTAAGTCATCTGCACCTTCATATAGACAATAGTAAGTACGCATAGTCTTACCAGACTTAGATGGTCTCTTGATTGGAGCTCCATCCAAAAGTCTATGAGCTGTAGATAACATTTGAGCAGACTCTGTAGTCATCTTAACTACATGTCTATCACATTGAAGCTGAGCTGCTACAATTGGATCTTTATCTAGCACAAATATGTTCATAACATAGTATCCCTATTCTCGCCAAGTGATTTACTTATTATACAGCGAGAAAGGCGTTTCGTCAACAGCTAAGTTTTTATTTAAGGAGAATTGGCAGGCACCACATTATCAAGTTGTCGTTGAATAAACTCACGCTTCTTTAGTATCTTCGCCGCTCTAGATTCCTGTCCACGTTTCACGAGCTTCCGTGCATAGATCTCGAGTTCGGTTGCGTCTTTTTTGAGCCGGTCGATTTGTGCTAATACCATTAGTAGTGTCCTATAAAAAAAGAGCGTACACGAACGTGCACACTCTTGGTTGTGGTTAAGTGTTAAATGATGGAGAATGTTAGTCCAGTAGTAGACCAGGAAATGCCTCCTTGACAATCTCTCGTGTAATATTCTTGGGTGGTTCTTTGTTAATCATACTGATGATGGCTCTTGCATCCTCTGGATGAACACCTTCTAGAATCCCAATATACATCTTTTCAATTTTGAACTTTGGCATATCCTTGCCATAGCCACCACGAGCAAAGTAACCAAACTTCTTATGCTCTCGCAACAGATTAGTTGGATAGTTATGTACTTCGGATGGAGTGTATGGTGGTTCACCTTCAGGTAAGATCCATTGAACGGTTGAGTCAAAAGTACCTCTTAGTACGTCTTTCAAAGCCCAAGACTCATTATCTTGTAAGACCTTAATGCGTTGTGCTTTAGATCTTTTGCTGCCTGCTTCGGTCAGCACTTCAAATACCATTTTAGCCATTAGATAAATTCCTCTACGGATTCAATCAACATTTTCATGTTTTTATTTATAAGATATGGGAACACCATACCTTTGTTTTTACTAGGATCTTGTTCATTAAATTCTGAAACAATTTTAAATTTTAGATCCTCTGGAGTCTTATCAAGATCGATTAGAGTCTCATTGCGTTGGTAGTTACGATACCATGAAGCTGCATAAAGTAATTCACCATCTGCAAGATCTTCAACAATCTCTTCCATCTTCTTCTTAGACAATTTATTCTGACGCTTGCCTTCTGTAACAAAGGTATCATCATCAGACATTACATTAGGTACACCATCACCTGTGTCACCTTTCAATATCTTTGCAATCAAGTTTGCTTTTGGAGCATCCTCTTTGTAAAACTTTTTCTGGATAGGATTGTACTGATGTACGTTTGGATACTTCTGCAGCTGCATAAAGTCTTTATCGGCAGAGATAATTAGTACATCTTCATACTGGCCAAACTCTTGAGTGTTAGATGCAAGTACTCCAATGATGTCATCAGCTTCACACTTATCAACCTGAATAACTTTGTACGGGAAGTTTGCTTTGATCTCATCACGTACTTCACTCAGTACACGGAATGCTTCGTTCCAATCAATGTCGGACTGTTCTCTGTACTTCTTACGATTGGCTTTGTACTGTGGAAAGTAATCCTTCCTCCAGTTACCAATACCTTCGCAACAAATAACTAACTCACCATAATCTTTCTTGAACTGAGTTCTATGCAACCGAAGACTGTTCAGTATCATATGTCTCAGTAAGTTAGGATCATCAGTCTTATTGACAGCTACTGTTGCAACTGCCAAACCATTAAAGTCAATCAATATCATAATCTATTCCTTAAGCCACTGTGGTAAATGTTTAGAATGAATCTTACAACCTATGAACTCATTGTACCACTCATCGGAAAGTAGTACGTCATTATCGAACTGAGCTTTTGCCTCATAGTAGGACATTTCTCCTTTTGTTCGGCAGAGTCTAATAATCTCTCGTTTGTAGTTGTCTGGTCCTTTTTCTTCTTTAAGAGTTTGTAGATCTGTACTTGAGCCGAAATAGGTGCGCCAATCAGATGGGGCACGGGTTCGCACGTTTCTACTTCTCTTTGAATTTTTAGGTAATACTTTTGGGCGCCAGAAGTTCTTTTTACCGATATACTTCTTGCCTGTATCCAGCTCTGTGATGAGGTAGACGAAGCCCTGATAGTCGTTGGGTTGATCATCATATTCTTTTCCATTATATGTCCACATACTATTATATATGCTTTACAGGAAAAGGTCAACCAGAAACATAGACTCTATCTTTTGGGTGGTACCACTGCTTCTGGTTGTGTAGTCTACCAAGCAGCTCTGTTATTATTTTTATTTGACCGTCGGCTTCTTTGACTGAAGCAATGCTTTCGGGTGGCTGAATGGTTGACTCAATGACTGTTTGTCTTGATACATTGAGTCTGTTGATTTCTTTGCGTAATGCGTTTTCTATTATATCAATGTCTGTGGGGTTCAGACTAAATTCTTTATTGTACATTTTAATCCATATCAGGATTTGATATGTCCTCTACTTCTGCTCTACGACCACACACTGGACAAAACTCTGGCCGACCCCCATCATCCACCAATACGATTGTCACTGAGTCGCACTCTTCACATTCAATTCGGAATTCGTTTTCCACTTTTTTCTAGTATCTCCTCTTTACGAGTATCGTCACAATAAAACCATTCTCGTATCTCGTCAGAAGAACGACCACAGCCTAAGCAGTGGTCGTCCTCTATTTTGCAAACCCTTATGCAGGGTGATGGAACATTAGAAGTCGATTTCGCATGCACCACCCGCGCACGCTGCCGCACCAATCGTGTCGACATCAGTGTATACCTTTTCTGTTAAATCGTTCTTCCAATCAATCTCTTTCAAGTTCTTTTGGATCTTGTTCCATTTGTGAAGTAAGTATGCATCTTTCAAGCAGTACTCAGTTTTCTTTAGATTGCCATCAAAGTAGTTTTCTGAGAAGTTCTCAAAACGACGAACCCAATCTTTCTTAGCAGAGTTCTCACTAGACTCAAGTGATAAGTCTTCCCCCATACCTTGAGCTGTAGAACATGCTGTCCAAAGATTTGGAAATACTTTCATAGCATCCACTACCATACCAGATGCAAAGATAGCTCCTTCATCATACTTGTCAACCATCTCTTGTGAAGAGATAACTGCTGTGTTAGGAGCTTGGTTGTAATCCTTATCTCCTGTTGGAGCAAGGAATGAAATACCTGAGAATGAATAACGATTCTCAAATACATACTTCTCTACATCATCCCAATCATTTACAATAATTGTATTTGATACGTTATGACGTACACCTTCGTCTGCACAAAGGTCTTCATTAGTACCTTCGATAACCCAATACTTCTGAGCTTTCTTAACAAGGTCTAAATGCTTGACCCCATAAAGGTCATCCTTGAAGTAGGAGCCTTTATGAGGAATGATTGGGAATGATACTACTACATCTGTTCCAGACGCTGACCATACCGATTCCTCAACCATATATGGATTCGAACGAATAATTGCCTGAGTGATTTCAGACTCTTTATTCATCTGAATGTTTCTTATGTACATTGGAGAATGCTCGGCATGAATACCTGAAGCAGTCTGCAATAGAACGGAAGCATTACCACTTGGCTTAACGCAAGTAGTGCGAGCAGCAGCGTTAATACCAATAATGGCGGCCACTTCTTTATTGACTTTCTTAACAATTGATGCTCCTTTTTTGAGGACCTTCGTATCGAAAAGAATATCTGGGTTATTCATCCATCCTGTAATGGAGACACCAAGCAATGCCTCACGATCGAAGATCTTTTTAGATACAGGACTCAAGAATTTGAAGTCTGTGTATCCCGCTTGTAATGTTCCAAGGATAGCACCTGCACGACATGCTTTGTAGAAATCTTCTTCTGTCTTACACAAGCCACCATTAATCTCTGTCAGGTTACATCCTTGCCAACCAGACTCACCTTCGTACTGAGGGAACATACCAATCTCAACACAAGGGTTAGTTGTGTGTTCTTTAGATGTTGTGAAATAGAAACCAGGCTCACCAAATGACTTAACAGAGTCCATGATCTTTGAGAACATCTCTGGTGTAGCTTCGTCACGTACGATAACAGCTGAGTTGTTTGAACGACCACGTTGTGGGTTATCCATGAACCAGTTACCTGTCTTTGCATTCATCATCTCATCATCTTCTGGTGAGAATAGACAGATGGTTGCTGAACGTCTAACACCCCCTGACAGCACAGCATCAGCTGCATGCATGCAAATATCATACACGTTGATAGGACGTAGGTTAACTGGATCTTTTGAATCCATAACCATACCTTGTAGCATGTGTTCTACTTTATCAAGAGACTTACGTAAGCCTTCTGGACCAGGTGCTTTGAATCCACCAGAGATCTTTGCACCCTTTGGACGTACATTAGTCAAGTCAAAGAATACACGACGACCCTCATAGTCTGGGTGCTTACCACCACCTACCATATATGAAGACATCAATACGTCAAGTGCAGATGCCCAACCTTCGATTGAGTCTTCTACAATGTAACCTTTTGCTTGCTTTGTACGTTGTTGAATCTGTGGTAGCTTTGCTACATGATGTTCCTGTACAGAAAAACCCGCACCAGCACCACATAACAGAATATAAAAGAACTCGCCAAAGAATGCAGGACGATCTGCATATGATGATGTACAATTGTACATACGCATCTGATGCTTCATCAGTTGCTCACCACCAAACTGTAAAGCGCGTTGTGCACCAAGCACTCGCTGCTCTTTGTAGGCTTCTCTAGCCTCTTCAATGTACTTACTGAGTTCTTCTACTTTATCGGAATAATTGTTCTCGTGCATTTCGATAACACGATCGACCGCTTCGTTCCATGTCTCGTACGTACCACCATCTTCTTTGAATCTTGAATAGCTTTCATAGAATTTGGTTTCAGACAAAAAAGAGCGTGTGTCTGCAAATCGGTTTTGCATACTGTTCATCCTTTGTTGGAAATTCTAAATTTGATTGTAGTATTATATATCAAACACGCTTTTTTGTAAACGCTGTTTTCGCGGGATTCATACTATTTTTTCAAAAAATATTTTTGAATCATTTCAATTTGGTCATCATACTTTGCAACTTGCTCAAGTTCCATTTCAATGGCTTCCATGATGTCAGGATGTTCACCCACACCTACTGGACGTTCCATATAAACTTCAATGTTAGCTAAGTGCTTGTTGATGTGTCCCTGTGCGTGTGACAGGGCTGCCTTCAGTAATGTTTCTCTCATTGTATATTCTCCAATACTCCATACGCTCGTTGAAGCTAAGTCTACGAGCTTCGTGATCTTTTATTACCCGAACGTAATGTTCTGTTTCACTTTCGCCTAGCTTTTTCAATTGCTCTACTTCCAAACCAAAAAGATATAATTGCAGCAAAGATAGCTTTTGTATCTTCATCCCACAGCAACTGAATTGCTTCTGCAAAGTCAGTACCTTTATCTAGGGCTTCCATTAACAATGTAATCTCAATCACCGCAAACAAACCAAAGAAGGCATATGTAATAACTGGACGTACAGACTTCTGTAAACCAGAAATAATACCTGTGCCTTTGTTAATACTTATATCATGTTGAATCAAACGTGTGTGCTCATCATCTGCACCTTTTGCTTCATACATTTTCATATCATGGTCAAACCCTTTTGCTCTGAGTTCAGCCATGACTTTCATCTTTTCAATTTCATGTTTTTGATCCGCTTTCTTAGCGAACGAATCTGTGATTGCTGGAACTGCAGAACCTGCAAATCCAAGCAATGATCCTAATATTGATAACATAATGTTCTCCTAAAAATATTAATTGTGTGCACCAGCACCACGGCCATACAAGTTGAACCTCAAAGAACCAACGGCCGTTGCATTTGCATCTGAGGTGAAGGAATGTTTTTCAATGAAAGTGTTGACATAACCTGCACCCGCATAGTAGCCACTAGATGTTGATGATGATGTAGTTATATCTTCAGCTAATGGTTGTACTATATCACCAACGTCTGTTGCATCTCCATCAGATGCAAACGAAAACTTATCGATAACAGATCTAGATGGTGCGGGGGTTACACTACTTATGCAGTAGCCATGAGTTGATGACGATGTTCCACCACCTCCTCTTCTTCCAACTGTTAGATTACCTACATCACTAACATTTGCAGTAGCTGCAAAAGGAAACTTTTCAATAGTATCAGTAACAGTGGATGAGGTTGGACCACCATTAGAAAAATATCCATACGTTGATGAACTATGGCCAGCTAGGTCATATTTGGTCTCGCTTAAATCACCCTGATCTGTTGCATTGGTAGTGTCTGAAGAAACATCAAACTTGTCTATTGTAGCAACTATTGTAGCATCGGGTGGGGCTGTTGATGCTGGAGCAGTTGATCCAGTAAATCCACCACCTACATAAATGTTTGCGCGCTGATTATCAGATACTTCACCCATGTTTGCAGCTACTCTATTTGCTGTTAAGGTAGCAGTAATTGCAGATGCATTGGCATCAGATGTAATTGAAAACTTTTCTATACTCTGAATGTAAGGACCATTGAATCCACTACCACTAGTGTTTCCCCCCATTGCATACCCATGAGTTGTAGAACCACCACCAGCAACATGGCTTCTAGAAGTATTTAAGTCGCCAACGTCTGTCGCATTACCATCAGACGCAAAAGAATATTTTTGAATATCATTTCTAGCTGCATAAGAACCAGCATCACCACCAGCAACAAATCCATAGTTTGAACCTTGCCAGACAGCAGCTGCTAAACCAGTATATGTGATTGTTACTTCTTTTGATGCTTGGTTAATACCATCTGATGCAGTAAAGGTATATGTAAAGTCACCACCATTAGAATCTGGAATGTTTCCAAGTGTAACATTATTATACACACTATCTGCAGATAGAGGAGTGAATGTCCATATGGATGAGTCACGAGTCAGTACAACAAGGTACTGACCTGAGTCAGACATAGTACCACCATATGAGATGATAGCATCAGGGTTATCCGAATCAGAAGCTGGATTTGTTATCACAAGTGCTGTTGCTGAATCTGTAATAGTAAATGTTGAATCAATGTCACTATCAAATTGTGGCGATAGGTTGACAAGTGATACATTATACCATCCGTTACCATTACTCACGTATAAACGGTTATTAGCCGCAACAAACGCCTGATCACCAGCTGTTAAACTACTAACTGGAAGTGAATCAAGAGTTGAATAATATGCAACAGCAGCACCAGCATCTCGAGCAATTGTATCTACTGTTGAGGAGTCAACAACATTACCAAACACCAACCTAACATTATCAGTGTTGGCTGCCTCCGTTCTTCCAAGCATTCTTGCTAAGTCTCTAGCCCTTGACATTATTGTCTCCTATACATCAGTGTACTTTAAAAATTTTCCAGTTGTTGTAAGCCCAGTGTTATCATCAACTGTAATACTCGTTTCGTTTTTCCAAACATAGGATCCATATACTGATGTTCCTATATTAACATTAGTGCCATCACCTGCTGGACTTGGATCTAATTCTAACAGTGTATATGGACTAGATGTTTGTTTGTATATAGGATAAGTACTAGTACCAAAAGAAGCTCCACTAACATTATTTGTTGTGGACCATTCGGAATAGCTTGGTCTTAAATCTGTACCATAACCAGAAGTAGTAAAATTATGATTGCTGTTATAAAGAGGATAGTCTGGAGATATGATATAAACCTCATTACAAAGATTTGCAGCGCGAACATACATAGTAACACTTTGGTTTATACCATTTGCACTGGTACTAGTTTGCAAAGATGATCCGTAAAGACTACTTTGTGTATATCCCATATTACCTGCTAAGATGATACCAGTTTGGCCTGAATTAGCCCTTACCCCAAAATAATAAGAACTATTTGTTGCTCCTGACCACTTACTTACTGTTCCTCCACTATACGATGTACTCATGTTAAAAGCAGATCCTTGGTTTTGACTAAATAAACAAGTCATAACAATTGTAAAGAACTTCCCTTCATAAACTTCCTGTGCTGTTGGAGCATTTGCAGATCCAGATTCACCTATATGTACTAGACCTCCTACTGGGAAGTTACTTGTTTGATTACCATCTAAAACCATAGAAGTTTGCATAGATGTGCCACCACCTATTGAAGATGTATTATTAGCTCTAATGGCAACACTTCTAGCAGTCCAGTTTGAAGTATATGAAGGAACCGGCCAGTTGTAATTTACTCCCTGGTTAGAAGCTGTTAACCCATCAACTTTCATTGTAATAAAATCATCCGTGCCTGATTTTTTGCCATCAGAATATGCAGAAAATGATTCAAAATTATTTGTTGCCGTTATAGGAACAGTTCCCTTTCTAGTTGAGCCACCGTTTGTGGTTAAAGAATATTGTGTGCAGACTACTCCTGCATAACTTCTATAATAAGAACCACCTACTGCTCCATATATGTACATGGAACTTAAACCTTGTGTGTTTGCAGCCCACACCGCACCTTGTTCACTTAGGTGAGATATAATTTGTCCACCATATTGATTACCTGATCTAAAATTAGATGCAGCTGTAGTATTTGAGCTATTGTAATTCCACACCCATCCTATATGACTACTATCAAGATTTCCTGTTGGAATTCCAACCTTACCTGAACCTACATCAGTACCTACTGTGTTACCAGCAAAGGTTCGACTTTGTTGAGTGTTGTCTAAGAAAGTAGCAGACGAAACGGTTGCTGTTATTGCGCCAGTACTATCTTTTAATGTGTCACCACTTGCTACTTGAAAGGCACCACCCGCTACATCACTATCAACATTTATTATAGTACCACCCGAAGAACTTACAACTTGCATGTCAGGCGTGTAAGTGAAAAGTGTCAGTGTGATAGTTGCCTGATCTGTGCCTACGGCAATACCATCACTAATTGATCCCAACACCTGAAAGCTGTAAGTACCTAATGCACTATCACGAACAGTAAGTGTTATATTGTTACCAACTATACTTGAGTTAATAGCACTGTCTGTAATGTTAGCTGGCTGAAAGCTGATAACAGCATCCTTCAAGTTTGTCTGATCAAAATCACTATCGCTAAATGTAATTAAGACAGAATCGTTTTCACTATCAAGAGTATACGTTGATGCATCAAAGCTGAAGGATGGTGTTGTGTTTACTAGTGCAACATTATACCAGCCTGATCCATTTGAGAGATACAATCTTGCACCATCATAAGCAGATTCAACAAGAGTCATATCACCAGCAACTAGTGAACTAGTTGCCAATGAATCCTGAGTCAGTTCATAGTTTGCCGTTATATCGCTAATGATAGTATTAGTTACTGCACTTGTAATTAATCTAGCAGTACGAGGCTCACCATCAAACTTAACCCTTACATTATCTGTATTAGCCTTTGCAGTACGAGCAAGGAATTTTGATATATCCCTCATCTTGCTCATTACATAATTCCTTTTTCCTGATAGTAGTCACGGAAGCGTTTCAACAATAGTGGTGTACCTTTCTTCTTACGGCGATCATGTACACGACTAGTTTTGAACTTTGGACCCATTGCAGTTGTTGCAGGATTAGGAATAGAGGCTGTACTTGTTGCTGGTACATCCTCTTTCTGCTGTGCACGTTTGATTTGATCAGGAGTAGGTGCACCCTTCTCACCTTTCTTCCTCATCTTCTCTCCACGACGTCTCTTAGCATGAATGTTTGCCCACAGACTTTCTATTTGTTCATTTCTTGCACGTTGCATGTTAATGAAAAAGTTTGCTTGCTTCTTATCCATAGTAGTTGCTCCTGGTCTATTCTTGAGAGCCTTTGCTTTTGCAATAGTCATCTTACCTTTTACTTTTCTTTTCAAAGTACCAGGTGCACCTCTCTTAGAATGACTCTTCTTAATTAGATCTGATGTCTTCATTTGTAGATCTCACTAATTGTAAAGTACACAGGTTGATTTGTATTAACATGCACACCTTTATAAACGTCAAGACCAAACACATCACCTACAGGATAACAATCTTCATATATTCTAATAGAGTCTTTTGGACGCACAACTTCTTCATAAGTTGTGTTTACTATTTTGTAATCTCGTACCTTATACAATCCGGGAGATATCATCTTATCTGGAAGCATAAACCACTGGTTATGTTCATTCAAGAAGTCTAAGCAATCTATATCACATTTCTCACAAATCTCATACAGCTTATGATCTTCAAGATTATATTTTTCCTTTATAAGGAATAGAGCGGCAGCAAAAGAACCAAGTTTTGATCCACCGCCTGGTACTTTATTGAGCAACCGCTTAGTATTAGCAGCGAGGCGAATAAAAGGAGTATAAGCGCTTTTCTTTTGCTCGGTATCAAGTTTAACATCCTTGACCCGCTTGCCTTCATCATTGATAATGCCTTCTTTGTATGCATCCCAGTCCTTCCAATCCATTACTAACATACGAATGAATCTAAAGGTAAATGCAAGATCAGCAGCTCTTTTAACTAATCCCATTATATTTTCCTCAGTACCTCTACTATGTCGTTATCCATCTGTATGCCAGTTAGTTGATCATTCCTAATGTATTTCAAGAATATCAGAAATGGTTTTATCACAGGCCAATGATCCTTATCTAATTTTACTTCCAGCATATTCAGTGCTGGCTCTATACCAAATACATTAAACAGTACAATCAAGTGATTTAAAATTAAGCGCTCGGCCAAAACACCATCATTGAGATAACGATTCGCCAAACGCTTAATATATTTAAATCTTTTCAAGTCTTCGTGAAATTCTTCAATATCAGAAAACGTTGGATTATAATAATGCTTTGCAGCATATAGGAGAATATTACTCTCTGTTAGATTATCTTCAAGATTTTTCATAGCAAAGTATATAGTTAATCTTCGAGGTCGTATTCCTCCATGATCGCAATCATTTCATTTTTAGTCAAACTCATATCAAGATCAATGCTGTACTCTGCAGCAAAGTCAACTAGCTCAGACTTTGTCATATCTGAATAGTCGCTGAAGTATTCTTCAATTGCTTCTTCAGTTGACACTGGTGCTTCTCTCAGAACCATTGGATCTGGTGCACCTGTCTTTGCTTCATAATACTCATCAATGTCAGTTTGTTTAATTTTACCTGACTTTAAAATTTCACCTGTGCGTGGATGTCTCCAACCTGCTGGGGTTGGAATAGCATCTTTTGCAAATGTGGGAGGTGTGATAGCCATTTAAGTCTCCTTACTTATGATGTATGTTTGGTAGTGGAACAATTGCCATTCCACCTCCAGATCCAGTATGGTGAACTTTAGCATATGATCTACCGCCACGATTCATAAGCCCACCATAAGTACCTGTCTTCTTTGACCCGTCATTGTGTTTATATGATACTGTACCGCCTTTGCCAGTCTTTTTCAAATGCTTGCGGATTTCTGCATAATCAATAACTTCATCCAGACTTTCTTTGACAGGTACCTTATGCTTGGTTGGCAGATGGTGTTCCTCATCTCCATTAGAGTAAACATGATTATCGCGATCATGATATGGATTATCCTTTTCGTGTTTGAATCCACGAACTGTTCCACCCTTATCCATGTGTGCAATCTCTTTATGAGAGAACTTCTGCTTGTATCCTGAGTTGTCAAAGTGTACGTGAGTCTTGGTTATTTTTGCAGTACCAGACTCTGTTTCATGAGTTTTACCTAACCCAGTCATCTTACGATCATTGATACCTTCAATGACTTCATCCACACTTTCTTTGAAGTTGTGCATTGGTTTAGCATGCAACTTCTTATCATTTGCAGCAGCACCTTTATGATGTACTGTATATGAGTGTGCATCATAATTACCTTCTGCATCACCCGAATAATGCATAGTAATATCTGGGTTGGCATGCTTTTTACCTTGATGCTCACCATTGCCAAAGCTATGATTAACTTTATACTTACCAGACTTCTCATGCTTTGCAATGTGGTTCATGACATGCTTTTCATAATGCTTGGTAGCTTTATGGTCTGGATCATACTCAGCTGGTTGACTGTATTTCTGATCCTTACCCATAGCGCCTGCAGTCTCATGGAGACCTTGGACGTTTGAGAGAATGTCTTTGAACTTTTTCATTAGTCAGCCTTCCTTTGCATTTCTTCGTATGCTTCCATAGTCTTCTTCAGAGGAGTTCCACCTGGTACAATCTTTGTGTCACCATTCTTAATGTTGTCTCCACCTGAACGAGGCTTTGCTTGAGCTGGACCTGCACGACCTGCCTTCTTAGAATCCTCATGACCTTTTGTCTCTGTGTCATCTACTTTTGGTTCGCCATGACCGTCCTTCATCTTCTTTGCAGAAGCATTACGATCCATTGGCTGCTCATCTGGCTTAGTAGCACCTTTGTAGTGCTTTGCACGATCGTTCTCGAGGACTGCCATCAACTTTTGACGGATGCCAACTGACTCTTTCTGTTCCATTGAACCTTTTTCCTTTTCCATCTTTGGATTCATTTCAACTTCATCCTTTGGACCTTTGCGCTTCTTAGTATCAGCTTTTACTTTTGTATCGGTCCTTGGGTTTGGTTCAGACTTCTCTGTATCCAAATCTTTGTACATGCCTTCTGCCTGCTTTTGCTTACCAGCTGCCGCTCTCTTATAAGCGTCCTTTGAGAAATCCATTGCACCTTCTTTTTGAGTATCATCAGCAATCTTATGAGCAGTATCTTTAGCCATAGTCACTGGATGAGTCTTACCATTGAAGCTGAAAGACTTCTTACCAGCCTTTGCTGCAGCAGCTGCTGCGCCATGAAATGCTGTACGTTCGTTTGCTGGAATCTCTTCAGGGATTATAAATTTTGATTCATTAACATCATTTTCCTCAGGTAACTTGCCCTTTGGTTTATTACCCTGCATTGCAGTCTTAGGTTGTTTTTGCCAAATATTCATTGTATTACGATTGTCCCCTTTACCACTAACACCCCTTTGAGCTTTGTGATAATTTCTTTTAAATTTATCTGAGCTTCCGGGTTTATCTGCCGTGCCTCCATGTTCTCTCCCACCTTCCCTGCTTTTTTCCTTTGCGTCTTTTTGGGCTGGTGTCATTCTTTCTTGGATCTCTTTGTATGCCTGACCCACTGCGTCAATATAGTTGGACATT